GCTCACGGACGACATCAGGCGCTTCTCGGCCGTCAACCCGGCGAATGCAAAGCCGTCCCGCCAGATGGTCAACGGCATAAGTATGGTGACGTTCTACAAGGCGAATGGTCAGCCGATGGCCCCGATCTTCTACGGTGGTGGCAAACCGGGCGACGCTGATTACGGCAAGCGGCTGGCGTCAAGTGACTCGCGCGTCGCGGCGACCATAGGTGCCGTTCACCCGTCGGTGGGCGACGTTGGCGCACAGCAGATAGAGGACATTGGAGCGCGAATGCAGTCCAATGCCGTCAAAAACAAGATGGCGTCACTTGGCGGCACCTTCGACCAGTACCTACTTGGCGGGTTACTCAAAGGCGTGCCGAGCGTTGTACAGGGTACAGCTAAGTTCGCTCAGGACGCAGGGCTTGGGCAGCCGATGAACGTTCTGAGGCTCTCGATTGATCCTGCGCAAATGCAGGCGAATATTGCATTCACTAACACCATTGGTCAACAGCAACAGCAAGCCTTCCATGAGGATATCAAGGGTCTTATCCCGACCGATCTTGTCACAAAGCTTTACAACGGCGGCAACCCCAACGTTAAGAACCTACAGAAGGTAATTAAGGGTGAGATTGACTACGCCGGTGACAACCCGCTGATTGCGATACTGAACGTCTTACCTGTCGCTGAGGGTGTCGGCAAGCTGTCTACGGTTGGTGCTCGCGTTGCGTCACGCATAGGTACCGACGGCATGGCGCGACTCGGAGACTCGGTGCTCGCGCAAGCGGCGAAGACCACGGACGCGGCGACCGCTTCGGCACTGACCGCGAAGGGCTACCAGTACCACCAGATCGCCGCAGCGCTCAAATCGGGTAAGCCGCTCGGTGCCGCTCAGTTTGCGCTCGGTTACAAGGGGCCGGACCTAACCACCGGCAAGACCATCGCCGAGACGACCGGGTACAAGGGCGCACCGGACGCGATAACGGCACCGGCCGGTCAACCTGTTGACGCCGCGCCCGTCGCGCCGTACGCGCCCAAGATCGGGGCGAACGGCAAGCCGACGATTAAGACGTTACAGACGAAAGCGCCCGAAGTGTCGAGAGGTAAGACGTTCGGGGCAACCGAGCCGAAAGGGACACCGTCCATCGTGCTAAAAGACGGGAGAGAAGTCAATCTTTCGCCTGATTCGAAAATCAGCGACGACGGGCATGTCACTGGTTCCGATGGTAAGCAGTATCACCACGGCGACATCGCGAAAGTAAAGGACGCCGACGGTAATGTCATATGGACAGCGCCAGATGCAAAGCCAGCCGAGACGCCGCACCACTCAACCACTCAACCGCGCGATACAGACGGTACGTTCGTCGAGGGTAAGCCCGAAACACCGACACCTCTGCCGTCAAAGCCAACTGTCAAAGACGACGGTAAAGTCGTCACCATGCAGGTGCAGGGCGAGACGAAACAGGCCGTCTTGACTGCCTACCAGGCGAAGGAATGGGACAAAGAGCAACAGCGCTACGCCGACACTCAGGAGTTCAACAAGCGTCAGTTCGCTATTCACAAAGACCAACAGAAGTTTGACGCTGCCCAAAAAGCGGCAGCAATGCAGAACGCCGCGAACCGTCGCCAAATTAGCGGGTTACTCACACCGACAGAAGCAAAGGCGATATCTGACCGGGAGGCGACAAACTATGTCGGCAAGTCCGTAACAGTCGATGGCAGACCGGGCAAAGTCATAGGCAATCCCTTCGGCAAGGTCAAGGTCAAGTTCGACGACGGAACCGAGGCGATACATCCTCCTGAAAAGGTCAAGGCGGTGCCCAAGCCGCCAGCCGTCAAACCGACCATATCGGTACCGATGGCAACGGCCGAAGCCGCGCCGAAAGTTGCACCGGTCGAAGCCCCTGCGTCGACCGGTGGCTCACCAGTGGACGTACACGGCATGCGTATGTCCGACCTTGAGGACGCAGCGAAGAAGATCGGTATCCGACTGCCCGACAGGTCGACGTTCTCCGAAACATGGGACCAGGTCAAGGCCCGAGCGAACGCCAACTACATCGACATCAAAGACAGTCTGAAACTCTACAACGCCGAGCGCAATCCGAACCTCACGAACGAGGAAACATACGTCGGGCATACTGCACTCAGGCAACTGACCGAAAAGACGATCCCTGACCTTCTCACGAAAATTGAGTCCGTGGACCCGAAAGCCAACCCCGAAGCGCACGCACGGCTACAAGGGCGGCTCAGTGTCGCCATGGCCGACGCCGACAAGTTGAGCAACACGCTCTACCGATCGGCGTCGAGTGCCGGTCGTCGTCTCGCGTTCCAAAAGGCCGTGGTCGACGGCCCGCTCGATTCCGCGTCGATACTGCGCAAGGCACAGGCGGCGGCGAACGGCAAACTGTCGGGTGCGGCCCAGACGAGCATTATTCGCACCGTCGCCAAAGCGAAGGTCATCGAGAAGACGCTATCGGAACGATCGCAAGCATCGGCCGACGCCGCGTTGAAGCGCCTCGAAAGCTTCGACTTCAGCAAGATCAAGGCCGACGCGCTGAAAGGGTGTAAGTAATGGCAACAGCCTGCGATGTGGTTGAAGTGGCGGCGAACGAGTATGCCAAGGGCGCGCGTGACCTCGAAACGTTCGCCAAGCGGATGCAGAAGCAGTTTGGCGGAAAGGTGCCTGACGACGTGATGCAGGCCGCGTTAACCAAAGCGGCCCAACGCTACCGCACGGACTACAAGGCACTGGAATCGGTAAAGCGCGAGATAGCCGACACGATCGCGCACGAGGCCGCACAGAACCGGCCGTTGTTCGTCAAGGTGGGTGATACGGTCCTGAACGTCGTAGGTGCCGGCCGTGGACTAGTGGCGTCGATGGACCTGTCCGCACCGTTCCGGCAGGGGGCGTTCCTGTTCTACGCGAACCCGATCATGGGCGGCAAGGCGTTCGGAACGATGTTGAAGGCGGCGGCATCCGAGGAAGTCGCCAACACGATCGACGCGGCGATACAGACTCGGCCAAACGCTCAACTGTACGAGGATTCAGGCCTGTACATCAGCCCGCTTGAGGGCACACCTAACCTAACCGGCCGCGAGGAAGCGTTCATGACAAACCTCGCGGAAAAGATACCAGGTATCGGTAAGGGATACCGAGCATCGGAGCGCGCGTATGTGACGTTCCTCAACAAAATGCGTGCCGATTCCTTTGACATGTTCAAGGAGCAATTGGAGAAGGCCAACGGTCGGGCAATGACCGACGCTGAGGCTAAGGCGATGGCGAACTTCGTCAACGCGGCGACCGGACGCGGCGACCTTGGCAAACTCAGCAATGCGTCAGAGGCGTTATCCATGGCGTTCTTTTCACCGCGCTTCGCCGCGAGCCGTTTGCAACTCATCAGCGGGCAGCCGTTGATTGGCGGCACGGCAGCGACCCGTCGCCTAATTGCCCGCACGTATTTGCAGTTCGGTACAGCAGCAATTGCCATGATCGGACTGGCAAAACTCGGTGGCGCTCACGTTACGACGGACCCGAGAAGCAGTGACTTCCTCAAGCTTCGGTACGGCAATACTCGCGTTGACCTGATGGCTGGATTGGCGCAATGGGCGACATTGGCGGCTCGCATGGCGACCGGTCAAACGACGTCTACGACTGGTATCGTGCGCCCGCTTAACGGGGTTGGGATGAACAAAAGCCGACTCGACGTCGCCACGAGCTTCGCGAGAGGCAAGGCGGCACCGTTGCCCGGGACCGCAATGGACCTCATGGCCGGTAAGGACGTCGTCGGCAACCCGGTAACTCAGGGCGGCTTACTCACGCAGGGGCTTGGCGTCATTAAGCCGGGTGGACCGGCCGCAACCGCCGATTACGTCCTGTCCAAGAACGCGCTGCCGATGACGTGGGCTGACTTTCCGCAAGTCGCCAAGCAGAACGGCGTGCCGACGGCCGTCGGCCAAGCGCTCGGCAACTTCTTGGGCCTAAGCGTCAATACATTTCAAACGAAATCAGGCGGCAGTAGCCGTTCGCGATCACTCTTCCCATCGATACCGAACGTAGGCCCGAAAATGCCGCGCGGGCCATTCTGACACTACTCGGCCACTGGCGGCAGTTACTAGCTACCGCCAGGGCCGAACACTCCCGTTACGTCGTGCCGCAACGCGAGCTAGGGAACATTCGCCACGCCGACGCCGATTCCTTCCCGCCGTTGCTCCCAATAGAATAGGAGCCTGCACTATGCCGCCATTCGACTTACACCTCCCTGGTTCGTACTGGGTCGCCATCATCGCAGGGGCGTTCCTCGTCGCTCAATCAGTTATCGCCTACTACGGCAGTAGAAAGGCCGACGCGAGCGCGGACCTTCGCGCCTTGGTCGAAGCACTGCAAGAAGAGATGGGTAGGCGTATCGACGAAATCACTGACCTTCGCACGAAGCATGCCGAACTTGAGGCGAAACTTGAGGTCGAGGTAGCGGTTCGCAAAAAGGCCGAACTCGACCGCGACCACTGTATCGGGGCGCTCGCTCGTGAAAAGGAACTCAGCAAGATACACCTTGAGGTCATTGACAAACTCAAGGCTGATATCGCCGAAGTCGTTACCCAGCGTGACGCTGCTCACGCCGAAGCGCTCCGTCTTCGCGCCATCATCCACGCCATCGACCCCGAGCACCCAGACGCCGCGCCGTGACGCGGTCACGAGCCGCACATGACCACCGCCGAACTCACCGTAGCGTCCTCGTTCGTCAGTGCCATCGTAACGGCCGTCCTCGTCTACGCGGGCGTGAAGGCGACTGCGCGTAACGCCGCCGCATCGAACACGACCGAGCGTGAACGGCTCGCCAGCCAGGAGATACACGACGCCATCGAGCGGGCAAAGACGGCGCATGTCGCCTGCGAGGAGCGTATACGGCTCGCCGAGGTCGCCGCCGACGTGGCGCACATCCGGGCCGACGAGGCCGACGTACGCGCCTCTGAGGCCGAAGGGACCGCAGCGGGCCTCGCGTACCGGCTCGAACTGTGCGAGGCGCACCGGCGAGCCGTCGACGCGGCCGAAGCGCTCCGCATCCTCACGGACGGTATCGAGCTACCGCCCGATTGACCTTTAACGTCAGAACTCGATTTCTGCCACTCGGCAAGCGGCATAGAACTTTTCAATGGCGTCGTTTGCCGTGGTCATTTCGTCATCGGAAGTGTCGCCATTGTCGGCAGTATCGCCAAGGGTGACAAAGCCCATATTCAGAACGTCGCCAATCACCTTCGCATCTTCGGCCGTAAACTTGACCGTTACTATTCGCTTCATCTCGTTGCCCTCCAATGAAATAGATGTGGGGTCGCGACGGATTTGTCAACGTCCGAACCGAAAAGGAAACACATCATGTCTTGGCTATCTAATCTCGCCCGAAACGTCGCGAGCGCCCTTCGCCCGCTCGAACGACCCGTCGGTGCCGCCGTCATCAGTATCGCCGCGCCGACCGTTATCGCGACCGTCGAGGCCGACTTGCACAAGGTGCTAGTTGAGCGTGGGTTGCAGGCGACCGAACCGGAACTCGACGCCATTCTCGAAAAGGCCGTCAACGCCGCCATTGTCAAGACGGGAGGGCAGGGGAATGACTGAGCAACTTATCGGCGCGTACGCAACCGCCATCGTCGCCATCATCACGGCGGTTGGCGGTCAAGCCGTCGCCATCATCAAGGCGAACAAGGCACAGTCAACCGCCGACACGAACCACGAGGAAACACGCGCCCGCCTCGACGACCTCGAAAGTGGGCGCACTCCGGTCAAGGTGAGCGAGCCTGTGACGACCGCGACGGACGAAGCGGCGTGACGTCGCGGCTAGGACAGGTCGTCAGGATGAACCCCGAACAACTCCGCTACAGGCTCTCGCAGTCCGTCCTTAATGTTCGCAAGCACGGACTCTAGTGACTGAATACGCGCGTCCTTATCGCTCAGCTCTGGGTCGTCGTGCATCCTCTCAGCAGTTGCATACGACACATCATCGACGTACGATAGACCGCCGTACCCGCTTAAACTGTAGCCGTGAAGTTGGGAGAACTGTTGCCAGTCCTCTTTGCTGAACTGCATCATGGCGAGTTCGTTCAGCGTAGTACCGTGCGCCCGCGCAAACTCAAGCAAAAAGCTTACTATCTTGTTTTCTTGAAACCTCAGAACGCCGTGATCGTCCATCACTAGCGGCTGTATCGGATGTTTCATTTTCTTTTCCCTTTCAAGGAGGCACTATGCCCACCCAACCAACAAACAAGGGGCTTGACTCCGCAAAGTCACTCGCCCACGTCGCGGCCCAACTGGTAGCCAAGGGCTATTCATGGGTCGCCCGGTATTATTTCAGAAGTTCGCATTTTAAGGACGTGTTGACCGCCGCCGAAGCGAAGGCGCTCGCCGCCGCCGGCCTGTGGGTCGTGGCCGTCTACGAGAACGGGTTTCCGACCACCGCGTCGTACTTCACGGCCGCGCAGGGCCACGTAGACGCCGCTGATGCGGTCCTGTGCGCGCAGCACGCGGGACAACCGCACGGTACTCCGATATACTTCGCCGTCGACTACGATTCCGCGCCGAAGGCCGTCGATGACTACTTCCGCGCCGTGTCGGTCATTGTGCGGAACGCCGGGTACACGCCGGGTATCTACGGCAACGGCGTAACGATTGCGCACCTGAAGGCGCTCGGCCTCGTGACGCATGGCTGGCTGTCACAGTCGACCGGATTCGCCGGTCACGCCGCCGCGCTCGAAACGGCCGATATCGTGCAGTTGCCCGAAGGTACCGTACTAGTCCTCGATGTCGACGGTGACCTTAGTCACGGCCACGCAGGTGGTTGGAAGCCATCCTAGCCACGGACGTACCGCCGTCGCGCCGATCCGGGCGTGGCGGCTACGCGGCAACCTCGACGCATTCCGGGTGCGCCGACCGGATGTGCATCACCAGGCCCTTGACCCTACGACCGCAATGTGGGCACTCGACCGGTTCCCTTGTTGACCGTCGCTGAACTGGTGTTGACTTTAGCCGTTCGTTCTCGGCGCGTAAGCCGGCGGCTTGTTGTTCGGCTATTCTCGCCGCTTTCCTTGCCTCTTCGAGTTGGGCGGCTAGCTTCGTTTCGGCCCGGTCCTTACGGGCCTGTGCGTACCCACGCTGATGTCCGTTAGGACACGACCAAAAGCCGCCCTCGTCGGCGTACTTCTCGATAATCTCCGACTGGACCGCAAATATGGTGCCGCATGTCTCGCATCGCCGCACGCTCAGTATGATGTCGACCTGAACCCTGATTTTCTTGAGTTCGCTCACGCTCGCTCCTCCGTCCTTCCCGTCACGGCGAGGTAGGCGCGGCAGATGGTCAGTATGCTACTTGTCCGGAAATGGCACATGTGCCCACCTCTCCCCTACGATGGCCTGCCTGCACGTTGTTTCGCGTATCCCTATTGATCGTGCAATATCGGCGTATCTCTCACCTTGAACGTGGCGTATTCTCATGTCCCAGACCAGCGATTCGTTAAGCTTGGAATGCACGTGCTCAGACCCACGCATATAATTCTTCTGGTATTTTGGGCGATAATCTTTTGACGGGTTCGGGTGGGCATGCCTCCCTTTGCGAACCATATCTTGCGCGTTCTCCAGTGGCGTCCCAGGAAAGAGATGGTCAGGATTTACACATGACGGATTATCACACCTGTGACATATGTAAAGTCCCTCCGGTATGTCCCCGTGAACAATCCGCCATGATACTCGATGGGCCGAGACATTAAGATCACGAAGATGAAAAAGTCCATACCCGCGCTGATTCTTATTGCCTCGCCAGATCCAGCATTCTTCGCTCTTGTCAACCGAGGCAAAGAAGCGTTCAATCGCATTAGCGTCTAATGGGTTTGCGTCTTTACGAGCTTTGTCGGCGTTCCTTGCTTTAATACTACAAGGTCGTGAGCATCGCTGGTTCAATTTGCCCTTGTTTGACCTAGCCTTAAATAAGGTGCCGCATATAGGGCACGCTATTAATGGTCTCGCCGCCTCATCGTCCGTTAGTGCCATTCTTCACCTCTTCTTCCTCAATCTGCCGATCGATACCGCGCAGGATCGCCGCGCACCGCTGTTCGACGGCGTAGCGCAGTCCCTTGAGCGCGAGTAGCCGCGTCGAGTACAGCCGCCGTGGTCGCTGTGATGTAGTCTTGTCGTTGCGCCCGAACGCGTGGTGAACCGACGAACTGCACGCGACATCGACGCGCGGATCGACGCTGTTCTCCCCGGCGTAGAGAAAGCCTGTCGATAGGCCGTCGTTTGGCACGTCGACATCCGGCAGGGTCGGCGACGTCGACCTCAGTGCCGCGCGTGTCAACAATTCCTCGAATCTCTCCTGCTCTTTCTTATTCACTTGTCATCGCCCTTCACCTTCACCTCTCCCAAGAACTCGTGCCACGCCTCATACGCGGCGGTCAGGCGCTTGCCGTCGTCCGCGTCGTGCCGGTACGCGGCGGTCAGCGCGGCGACTTGCCGCTTGAGTTCGGCGCGGTCGACCGTAATCGTGCCGTCGCCGTTGTCTGTTACGGTGGTGCTCATGTGGTGCTCCCTTCGTCGTAGGCGTCGAGCGCTGAAAATAAAGCAGAGGTCGCAATCGAGGCGTCTTCAGTATCGAAGCCTTTATAGACTTTTTGGAATGATTTTGCTGCCGTGACGACCGCATCGGCCCGTTCCGTCTTGGCGACGAGGGCGATTATCTCGGTACGAATGGCGTTGACAAGTGCCTGCTCATTATCATCAAGATATCCAGACAAGCTTACGTGGCCGTCAGTGACCTCTGCGAGTAAACTGTCGATGTCTCGCATCACCGCTTCGACCTACGCGGACGCTCTGGCCTCCGCGTAGGTTGCGAGACGACGATTCGCGGCGGCGAGTTGCCTCTGAATAGAAAGGTACCGAGTGTCTTCTAAGACGCAAATCCCTTGACCTGCCATGCATTTCCCGTACTGTGCGCAGTCGGCGCATATTGCTGGTTCGCTCATTTCCCCACCCTCCCCCTTGCGGACTTCACCGCTGCCTCAACCACCCTGTTGTTCTCCATGAACGCCTGTAACCACGCGAACCCGCCATGATGTATCTCGTCGGCCAACGCCACTATCGTCCGCGCATCGGCTGCGCGACCGTCACGTTCGGAGCGGAGGGCGGCGATTAGGCGGCGCAAACTCTTTGCGTCTATAGACGAGGGGATAATCCACCACTCATTCAATTCATCGTCCGTCACGCCCGCGTCGACGTTGCGCGGGGCGTCAGTGGTATCGGTCATCGGCTGAGTCCTCCGCATTCGCAGTTCGCATCACAAGCGGCATGGTCGCCATGGTGGTCACAACCGCAAGGTACATATCCCTTCGCCGCCGCGCCGTCCACGGGCGAAGCGGGCGGGTCGACTATTCTCCGAAAGTGCGTAATGGCAACCTTTGGCGACAATCCGATATGGTGTTCGTTACCAACAACTTCAACCGATCTGTACCTGTAATGAGCCGGGTAATGACCTCTGTAGGCAGGTACGTTGAGGCGCTGAAGGTACCATCCGTCACGAACATCGGGGATTGGCTCGCCTGTCGTTACGCGCACCCACGGCGACTCGACCGGTGCGGGCGCGGCGGCGTCGATGGCCGCGAGGGCTTCGGCTATCATGCCGTGAATTGTGCGGAGCCGGTACTCATATTTCCAATTTTTACTGCCGTAATTGAGCCCAGCAATCTCCATTATTCTCGTCAGTATATCGCGCACTGAACGGCGCGGTGTCTCGGTCGTCATCGATTGTTCGCTCAAGAGTTGTCTCCAATTCCCCAACCGTCGCTAAGCGTGTACGGCCATAGATTGCAATTCGGGTCAGAGTACGTAGCAAAGTAGACACAGAAGTCGTGGTCATAGACCCTTGCTTTATTAATGCGCTGCAAGGTCTTCCAGCGGTTATTCCAGTTTGAGTAGAGCGTTATCATACATCCTCCTGCGTCCGTCGCGCGTCCCGGTCGATCCGGCGCTCCGCAGCGGCGCTCCGCAGCGGCGAGCGCGTCGGCACCGTGTACGCTCTGTCACTCGACATCTTTGATAGTTCCTCTAAAAGGTTGGAACGACTGGGCGACTGACTGGGCGCGTTGTCGCTCTGCCATCGCGTCATAAAACGGGGTGGGTGATTCGCCTCGCCCCTTAGCGAAGTACGCCTGGTTACTGAGCACAGAGCGTTTCAGTACGCTTTCGTATGCCACTTCTTCGTAAGTCATGTCGATCTCCCAGCACCTGCTGTGGTCTACGCTCATTTTTCACCCCGCACTGCCCGCCTTCGCGCATACGCGCTCACGACGACACCGCCGTTCCGACCGTGGACGCCTACCGCCTGATACGTCGCCGTCCACCACGCGAGCACGTTCCTCATCGCCTCGTACGCGAACAGCACGGCCATGTTCGGGCGCGGCGACGGGACGACGTAGGCAGAGCGGAACCCGAGGCCGACGCGAGCGGCGACCGGGACGTATGCCGGGGTGGGTGCACGCTTGACAGATCCGACTCGGTTTGATAAAGTGCTTATGTACATTGAAAGACTCAACCTTTCTTTGTCGTGCGCCCTGGACTGTTTGCCGCAGTCTAGGGCGCTTTCGTCGTTTCGGGGCTACTTGCCGATTCGGTTGTCCTGATTGCGAAACCGGAAAAGCTCGCTCAGGCTAACGCAAACTCCACCGCGCGAAAGCCGAATCTCAGCCATTCCCTTCAACTGCCCGTCGCAAATCTTGGTGACGGTGCCAGGGTAGCCATTGCAGAATAACTCGGTGCCTACCTTGATGTCTTCAATGCTTGTGATGGTGGTCATCGGTCGCGTCTCCCTCTCGGCTCGTCTATGGATACATTATATCACGGCTTTAGTCACAATACAAGCCTTTTCAACTAGTTAACGATAATATTTTCTAATTTACGATATAGTCTTGACAGATTACGGTACAGAGTGTATGCTTATGGTGTAGCGCCGTGCTACAATGAGGGATGCCACCGATGAGTGAACTTGGAGTCAAAGTCATATCTAAGGGATATGACGTATTGTTGAGACGACAACTTGAGACGGGTCAGAAAATCTCGCTTGAGTCTCTGGTTGAACAGACGAACATGGCGAGGGCGACGATCCGCCGCGTGCTTGCTGATAAGGACGCCGACATTTCAGGCGTGTCCATTCAGGTGATTGCTGAGGCTGCTAGATTGCTCGGTGTCGACAGTCGCGACATGTACGAAGTCCAGCCGAACCCGGCCGGTATACCGAAGGTAAAGGCTGATGAGTAATAGTCCCGTCGTCTACATCTATGCCCTTGTCGACCCGCGCGATTCGGCGGTTCGCTATTGTTCGGTCGAATGCTTCCGCACCGGCGACACGATGACTGGGGGTATCGACAACGGACACGCCTACATCAACGGCGAGGTGGTCGCAGTCATCGGAATGGACGGGAGTTTGCAGCCATGCTCAGAGTAACCGTCGAAATCGTCCCGTACGGCGATGAGTCCCGCGCACGGCCGATAGCGTCCGTGACCATCGCCAACGTCGGCCCCGACGTACCGGACGGAACGCCGTGCGACTACGAGGTGCGCGGTTGGCGAACATTCAAGCATCGACATGGCGAACGGTACGAGTCAACCGCCACCGTCCGTGGCTTCGAGCGCGGCCGGAACGCCACGGCCCTTGTCGGCGCGGCGGTCGATGCACTCGGATGGATGGAATGAAGGAGTAGAGGAATGCAAACGACAGAGACGCATGTTGACGATTGGCTCGACACTCCGCCAGTGGACGAATCGGAGCGCACTGCTAAGGAATGGCTAGAGCGGTTTCGTTCTGGTATCCCTGACAACCTGACCATTCGCGAAATGTCGGCATGGCTGCAAGAAAAGGAAATGTGGCTAGCTGCCCGAATCCTGTTGTGTACGTACGAAGGCAAGACTTACCGCGTGGTCGGCGCAAGTCGACTCGGTGACGTGTGGCTAAACAGCGACCGAACCAAGTGCTGGGGGCACGAGTTGCGCGTCGACGTGACTGAGTGCTCAGGCTGGACCATAGAAACCACTCACTCCACCACCACCTGATACCTGCCGTACCCGCACGGCGCGTCGACACGGCCGCTCCACCCGTCGGCCACGACATGGGCGTGTCGCTCGCCGCAGTACGGGCAAATGACGTCGACCGTGGTTCCCGCACCGTCCGAATCGATCACCACGCCGCGCACGGTCGCACCGTCGCCGCTCACGGGTCGACGGTGCAGCTCCGGGTACTTCGCGGCCGGGTTGCCGAACGATATCGGCCGGTGCTCGGGTCGACGGTTACGGACGCGCCAGCGCAGGTACCGCACCCATTCGGCGCGTGTCGGCGGTAGGCTCATGACCCGAGTCTAGCACGATTCGAAGGTTGGCGCAAGGTAGACACGGTGAATTGTGCGCGGCGGTCGCCAGGGTGATGCAGTAACGAACACGGACATTAGACACCGTTAGATTCAGCACAAAACACAACGTAACCCTACCTTGTCGGCAGTGGGCGTGATGGACACAAAAACCGCTCGTATCGCATCACGCTTCTGTGGTACCGTGAGGTCATCGCGGTCAAGGGCACGCAGAAGCCGGTACGCGTCCACCGGGTCGGGTTCGGCCCTGATTGTACCCTGATTGGTCAACCGTTCGATTTCGGCCGTTATCGCGACCTCCCGCGCCGAAAGCGACGCCAACTCCTCCGCGAGCACGTCATCGGGCATCATCCCCTTACCGGCAATGCGCAGGTAGTTCGTGCGTGTGGTCGGGATCGTCGCCAGTTCCGTCCGCATAGCCGTCATCAACGCATAGTTGTCGGTCGGTGGCTTCATCGGCGGTAGTGCCGTAACGGTGATGACGGCCGGGTCGACGTCGGCGCTCGCGGCCTCTAGCACGGGGCGGAACGTGTCCAGTACCTTGCCCTCTGATATCATGAAGCCTGGGCAGTCCATTGCCGCTATGCCACCTTGGGCGGTCTTCTGCGTGTACGCCGAGTGCGTAGAGCAGGCGTAGTTCGTGTATTCCCGGCGAACGCCATCGGCTTTGTGCACGTGCCGCCGAACGGTCAACGCCTGCCCGCAGTGAGGGCATAGGAGTAAGCCCGTCCCGAACAGCGCCGGCGCACTGTACGACCGCCCAACGCGCTTACCGGATAACCGCCGCGCCGTTTCGTCGAACACGTCGCGGGTGATGAGCGCCGAGTGCACGCCCTTGTACCACTCGCCCTTGTAGTGGACGTCTCCGACGTACTGCCTGAGCGACAGGATGCGCTTGACGGCCGCGCCCCACCAGTCGGTACCGGTGTTGCTCCAATTCTGGCGCTGCTTGGCGCTTCCCGGATTTCCCGGCGACGGCGCACCCAGCGAGTTGAGTTCACGGGCGATTTCGGAGAACGCAAGGCTGCGCGTTAGGAACGCTTCGAAGATCCGCGCGACCCAGGGCGACGTCACGGGATCTATCGCCCAATTGCCGTCACCTTCGCGGTCCCACTGGTACCCGTACGGGACCGCCCCGCTCTGCCTGCCCTGGGCTGCTGCCTGCCGCAAACCCTTGCCGATTTCAGCTTTGAGGTTCTCAAGGAACCATTCATTGAAGCACTCCATGATGCCTTCAAGGAGTTTGTCTGTCGGGTCGTCTGAGCCGATGAAGGACTCGGTGACACTGGCGAGCCGGATACCGTGCTGCCCTAGAAGGTGCTTGTACGTGACGGCGTGCATCCGGGAGCGGAACACGCGGTTACTGCGGTGGATAAGGAGTACGTCGAACTCGCCCGACTTCGCCGCGCTAATCATCCGCTGGAACTCGGGGCGGTCCTCCCGAGACGCCGATATCCCCTTGCCCTCCTCGAACTCCGCAACGATGATGCCGCCGTTACGCGTCACGTAGTCGCGCTGCTGTGCCGCCTGCTCGGGGAGCGAAAGGTCTTTCTCGAACGACTCCTGCGAGCTGACACGACGATACAGGGCGAAGCGGGTGAGGGTGGAGAAGTCGGGCATGGGCGGTAATTCTCATCAAGTGAGAAGCGTTAAAAGAATCGGGCAAATCCCTGGTCAATCGTGCGTGTCTACTAGCACAAAGGTTCTATATGTGATAGAATGGGTAGACGCATGGTCAAGCGTGCTAACGACTAATAGAACTCAACCGTAGCCGTTGCATAGTGTAAGTTACATTGCGTGTTAAGAGTAAATTAATATGATGGAATCGATTAATCATGGAATAATAATTAGCCGGTTCATTTCAACATTGCTGCCGAGATGGTGGCATTTACCTGTAGTGCCAAGGTAATTATGGATTCGGACGCACCTCATGCTATCATTGCTAACCAATTCGCCACTAACCTAAGCCACTGGGTAACAATGCAGTTACGGAAACGAGCGATAGCGGACGAAATCGAGGCATTCGAACGCGCCCACCCGGACGTGACCGGGTTCCTCAATGGCGTTCGCGAGGGCGACATCGTCGAAATCGTCGCGAGCGGTTTCACCGTCCTCTAGAAGTCACGCTCCCGTCTGGTCTTCGGCGGGAGCGTCCTGTCGGCCATCGCGGGTACGCCCTGCTTGCGCTCCCCGGCGGTGCGCGTGTCGTCCGTGGCGGGCGGCGGCGATGGAGCGGGCGCACCGGTCTTCATCGCGCGGATCTGCTCAATGATGGCGCGTTCCTCGGGCGACAGGGCAACCATTTCGGTTGGTGTCGGTACTTCCTCAATCTTAACCACGTTGTAAGCGTCACCTTCGGGTGCGAACCCCGCTGCGATTAGCCCTTCGTCTATTAATCTACCAGCCAGCGTCGGCGATGCCGAGAGTGCCGCCCCTAGCTTACGCACCATCTCGCGGGACGGATTACGTTTGCCGCGCTCAATGTTAGATATGACCGGCGCGGCCGTACCTGCCTCGTCGGCAAGTGCTTCGAGCGTCCACCCGCGCGCTGTTCGCGCGTTACGGAGCCATTCGCCGACCCCGCTTGTTGGACTTGTCGACCTACGCCCCATACCCACCGTTTTCATACTTAAGACTTGCATACTGCATACGACACATTTTTTATCATTTCGTTACAAACCGCAATGACCGAGTTGATAAAATAGCTTGACAGCCTGTTATCCATCAGATAAAATAGAGGCATGTCTAGAACCGCCGAACTCGAACTCCCCCTCAAAAACATACGCGAAAGCCTAGGCTTGTCCTATGAGGACGTCGCCGCAAAAATGGGCGATATACTCGGCCGTACCATCTCCATGGAATACGCACGATTGATCGAATATCGCGGGACCATCAAGTCAGCCAACATCCGCGCCCTCGCCGAGATCTACAGCCGCCCCATTGTCGAGATTGAAGAAGCCGCCAAGCCTAAGATAAAATAATATTTATCTATATGATTAAAAAGGCTTGACATGGTATTATCTTTTTGATAAAATAGATTATCAGCAATCAACTTGGCGGGCAACGAGGAGAGACAACCATGACCACCATCGCGACCACGGCGATCGACATCGTCATCAAGCAGTACCGCATATCGGGCCGCTGCGTCCTCCGATCCGGCGGTCACGCCATCGCCGGTCTGTACGACGCCATCGGCCGCATCTCGGCCCGGACGCACGGCGACAGCCGACAGTCGCAGGAAGCGGCCATCGCGGAGGCGCTGGGTGACCATGGGTTCGCGCTGTCGACGATGGACCGCGACGACTACGGCAACTGGCTACTGACGTTCGCGGGGAAGGCGTAACCAATGACCACCGCCCCGCATCGCCGTAAGCGCCCGATCCGCGCGACGTTCGTGACCCGTGACGGCCTAGACGTCTGGCGCATGGACGGCGGCACAAGCGAGGTCGTCGACGCGGGGGAGTTTGCGCGGTACGCCAACAACACGGCCGGTATCCAGGTACCGCAAAGGCCGGTTACGGTCGACGCGACCGTGACGGACAGAAAGGCAGCAGCCTAGCATGGAAATCAGGATTATCGACACGCCGCGAACCGTGACGGTCGACGACATCGCGCCGGGGAAAGAGTTTGTGTTCAGTGGGAATCGCTACCTCAAGACAGCGGAGACAAGAAACGACTACTATCTCTGCGTATGGCTCACCAAGGCCCCCGGCGCTACGTGCTATTTCAAGAAATGTGGCGTACCCGTCGAACCGTGCGAGCCGCCGACACCGGCGACGTGCACGTTCGGTGAACTTGAACCGGGCGACTTGTTCAATCTCGGCAGTCAGCCGACAAGTCAGGTCTACCAAAAGCAAATGGACGCGTGCCCGAATGCAGTCAATCTTACCAGTGATCATACTTGTAAAATCCGAAACGACGAGATAGTCACCCCGCTCGAACAGGTCGAGCCGCTCGTGTTGAGGACACGCTCATGAACACCATCACACCGGCCGAGCACGACGCGGCGACGTCGGCGTTCACTCGCCGCGAGGCGCGAACCGTGCCGTGCCTGTTCTGTGGTGGCTGCGCCGGTAACGACCGCTGCGGCACGTGCCACGGCACCGGCCGCGTTTCGGACGTGACGGCGATGCAGGCGGCGGTGAACGAGGCGCTCGCGCGGCTCGAAACGGTCGGCGCGGCGATTATGGCCGAAGGAGCGAAACGATAATGGACATGACGCGAGGCTTAACGACCAAAACAATCAAGGGCGTGATTACTCGAAAGTTCAACGAGTTCGTCGCCAGTATCGAGGATGAGAAAGTGCGCAAGTGGGTTGAGCGCAGCTCTATCGTGACCGGTGGCTGTATCGCCTCAATGCTTCTTGGCGAGGAAGTCAACGACTTCGATATCTACTTCAAGGACAAGGCGACCACCGAGGCTGTTGCCAACTACTACCTTGAAAAGTTCAAGTCAACGCGTCAATCCGTCAAAGACTCGACCGTTAAAGTCGACGAGTCGGGCAGGGTGCGGATATTCATTAAATCGGCTGGCGTTGCTGGCGAGAGCGCCGACGAAACCGAAGTGGTCGACGAACCGGCCGTACTTGAAGGCGACGATGAAGGCGCTTACCTGCCTGTATTCCTTTCGAGCAACGCGATTACTTTGAACGGTCGGGTTCAGTTGGTCATCCGCTTCTACGGCGAACCCGAGGCCATTCACGAGAACTTCGACTTTATTCACTGCACCAATTACTGGACGTCTTGGGACGGCGAACTCGTGCTTAATGTCCACGCGCTCGAATGTTTGATGGCGCGAGAACTGCGATACGTTGGGTCGAAGTATCCAGTGTGTTCCATGTTCCGGGTGCGCAAGTTCATTGAACGCGGCTGGCGCATCAATGCAGGGCAGATACTCAAGATGGCCCTGCAAATCAGCCAACTCGACTTGCACAACATTTCCATCCTTGAAGACCAACTCGTGGGTGTCGACGCTCTGTTCTTCACCATGCTTATCGAAGCGTTGAACAAGAAGTTTGAAGACGGACAGGTTCCGAACGATTACCTGCTTGAACTAATCAACCGCATGTTCTAGGGAGTTAATGACGATGAACCTCTACGTTGAAATCGACGGCCGCAAGGCGTTGCGCGGCAGCTACCCGGACAACAATAACCCGCACATCGCGGCGGCGGCGAACGCGAACGCTAAGTCGTGGCTTGATGGCGGTCACCGCGTCTGGTTCGACGATGCCGAAATCCTGCCGCCGTCACGGGCGCACATGGCGGAAGTAGCCGAGCAGTTCGAAGTCGTGACGACGCCCGCGCCGACGCGGCGGTACGCGACGCGGGAGAGGATTGCAGCCTAGCCGCGCACATCGGAGCGCAGGAAGGAGGGCGGGGCTAGGGTGGAGATCAGCCCCATGATTGCCGGGGACTAAGCACAGTGGCAGTGCGGACTAGGGATAGTTGCGGGGTGGTTCGATTCCACCGGTCCCCTTTGTGAGTGCTAATGTTCGTTCGAGGGGTCGACGATTACCGCGCGCCTTGCGCCGGAAAATCCCATGCACTCACATTCACTTTGCGCCCACCGAGGCAATCAGCAAACGGAGGTGACACCGACCTACAACGAAAGCGGGGCACCGGCAACCATCAGGTGACCTATCGTAATTGATATGGATTTCTGAGATAGCTGGTTTGGAAGAGAGCACGGGGCGGGCGCGACGTCAACAGCCCGCCCCGTGCGAGACGGCGTAACGACGATACGGGCCGGAAGCTGATTGGTACAGCGCTAGAGTGTGAGGGTTCGATTCCCTCCCGGTCCATTCACGGAATGAACGACGGGCATGATGCCCATAGATGAGCACGGACGGCAGCAAGACCGCCGATGGAACGGCGAGAGAGGAGTTCACCATGACGGGAGGATTGATAAGGAAACGACGGTTCAACAATCGGCTTATCGATGCAATCGTGCAGGCGATAACGGGCGGCTTGACAGCGGCCATCTTGCACGCGGTGCACCTGATATGAAGCGAGCCGCCTAGGAATTGGGTTCCTGGCGACTCTGAGGGCTTTACGCTATTGAGTATACAACCAAAACTAAATACCGTCAACGGGACAACCGCCACACAGGGCGCTTGCTGTGGCACCTTCGGCGGGCCGTCGCGCCTCGAAATCGCGCGGGCACGGGTCGCATCGACGGAAGCGGCGGCACTGGCGTTACTGCGCATCGGCAGCAACACCAACCCGTTCGCCATCAGAGGCATCGCCAACGCGCTGCGCAAGGCCGATGCGGAGTTGGAGGCGGCGACCGTGTCCGACCAACTGGAACGCTCGCTTGACCTGATGGCGGCGAAGGGCTACGTCGTCGAGGGCTTCGATCGCCGGGCGTGGAGCGTCGACACTGTGACGGAGGAGGCACCGGACGGCACGATTCGCGGCGTCGGGTACGCCGAGGCGTTCGTGCCGATGTGCCGGTCGAAGCGACTACGGCACAACCTGCTGCCGATGGCGCGGCCGTTGCGGGACCGAACGGGAGGTGCACGATGAGCATCATAGACCATCCGAAGGTGACGATAACCGAATACGGCGACCATCCTGACTTTCGCGTTAATCCTCGTACCGGCGACGAACAGCGCGGGCATTGCTACTGCATTTCCGGCAATGTCGGCTTCGGTTTTCACTCGGTTAAAGTGCACGGTCCAGACCTGTTTCGATATCGGCAGGGGGCGTATGTTCAGGACGCTTTCCCCTACCTGAGCGACGGTGACCGCGAATGGTTACTGACCGGTATTTCACCAGCAGCGTGGGACGAGTTCATGGGACCGGAAGACCGCGAGGGTGAGGACGAAAGCGAGGCCACCCAATGAACCACCACCACGCCACGACGCAGCGCCCGGTCGACGTATCGGCGCGCACGCTCAACCCGTTCGATGAGTTCGACCGCACGTTCCTGTCCGGCGCGCCCGTGGTCGACAAAGACGCGGAGTACTTCCAGACGCGTGACACCGACTACGAACGGTTCGACAGTTCCGGCGTTATGGCCGATGCGCTCGACGCGGGGGAGGCGTAGATGGCACGGCGACAACAGAAGAAAATCAAGCACGTGCCGCTGTTCCCTAACCGCAATAAGTTCAGCAGGCTGGAGCGGATATTCACCGAGAAGTGGGCTAAAGAATGCGAACCGTGCCACTACATCAACCACGGCTACGGTTTGCTGCAAAACCTTCTTATGGTTCCTGACCGCAAGCGTGGGTACTTAGCTCAACTTAGCTGGCGGTTCGGTTTTAAACCCGCGTTCGTCATTCACCAGCGAGACGCCACTATCGCCGCCACTATCGTGCAGTGGCTAGGAACAAATTGCGGGTTCGCTTTCTTGTGCGAAGCGCTGAAGGCTGATGGCTGGGATATTAGGCCGGTTCCCGGTCGGCAGACGCCCGAAGAAGAGCGCTTTAGGTGGGACCGTAAACCTAACGTGCTACCAGGGCTGACTCGGTTGGCCCTTGAGATTAAACAGATTACCTACACCAAGGAAATCTACGGCGTGAGCATTTTCGCCTACAAGGACCACGAGACAGGCAAGATGCTCTACCGGCCTAACACCATCACGCGCCTTAAACAAGGCGGCGGATATGCGGACTATACGGCTTGTGAACTCGCTAAGGAGATGAAACGCCGGTCATCGACCCGGATTGTTCACGGGAGCATGTGGACATGACGATCGTCGCCTACGCCCAACGGATCGATGGCGCGTACCGTGTCGGCGACCTTCGCCTTCCATCAATAACGTCGGTGCTCGCACCCATCAAGCCCGAGTACCCGCCACACCCGCGCTACATGCAGCGCGGGAGCCTCGTGCACCTCGCGATGCAGGCGCAGATTGAGGGCACTGTCGGCGACGCCTATATCGATGAGTGGTGTGAATGGGAAATCGGACGGAACGGCTACTGCCTGCAAATCGACTGGGTTCTGCCGTACGTCACGAGCGCCATAAACTGGTGTGCCGAACACGTCATCCGCGCCCGCCGCATCGAGACGCCGGGTGCGAATGTGACACTCGGTTACGCCGGTACGCCCGATATCGACGGCGGTGAGTTGGTCGACGACTCGGGGCAGTGGCTCATCGACGGGAAGACACAGGACAGCGTATCGCCATCGCCGTGGTTCCTTGCGCAGATTGCCATGCAGGCGCGCCTTGAGACAGTCGCCTATGTCGACGGCCGTAACGAGCCGTACGGGGCGCGTACAGCCTACGGTAGCCTGCTGATTGGCGCAGATGGCGCGCAGCTTCGGACGTGGACGCAGGCGCAGGTAGACGATGCGCTATGGCGGTGCGTGACGCCGTTGCTGTGGATGCGGGCAATGGACGCCGGGACGCTTAATCTAGAGCACATACCGGGCGGCTACGACATGGCGCGGTTACGGCGGTTCGCCGAATCGAACCTTTCGGCGTGGCTGTCGGAACGGCGCAAAGCCGGTTACTTTCCCGAGCGTGTCCGCTCCAAGACGGCGCGCCGATCCGCCGCCGACGTGCGCGCCGACCGTAACGCCGAAGCGTTCGGGTTCACGGAGGTGCACAGGTGAGAAACAAGTACGCTGGCACTTGCTACCGATGCGGTCAAACGGTCGAACCGGGCCTAGGACACTTCGAGCGGTGGCCCGGTCACGGTTGGCGCACTCAGCATGCAGATTGCGCCCTGTGGTTCCGTGGTCGCCCGGTTGTTCACGTGGTGCAGTTGACCGAGGTCGAGCGAGCGCAGTTCAACAAGTTCCGTGAGCGGTTCGCGACGAGGACGAAACGATGAGTAAACTACCGCCGCATCTGGCACGGGCGAAACGCGACCTGAACAACTACTGCTTTGCGCCGTGCGGGTTCCTGCCGACCTGGCGCGACCGGAGCGGCTTCGACTTCGTGAACGTGATTTTGATGCGCGTCTGGCACCGGGACTGTGACACTGGTAAGGCGACTCCGCACGAGCCGCACCAGATCGTAACGGCACCGCGACCTGACGGGCTGTACTACGCCGTTGAGTGCGATTGTATGGACACGTTGAGCCGTCATCGGCGGTGTCGGCACCGCGCACTCTTTGACTGGATTGGTGGCGTTGAGCCACTAGACGAATGAACTACTAAAACTTTAAGGAACCTACTAACATGGCTGCAAATCCTGATTGTCTGATTATCGTCGGCCCGTGCCGATTGAGCTGGCTGAACGTCTTCAAGCCGCGCGAAAAGATGCAGAACGGCGCGTTGAAGCGCTGGTACGAGGCGACGCTGCTGTTCCCGAAAGGCCCGGCACACCCATATTACGTCGCGGGGCAATACGACAAACTCATCGCGGCGATACGTGCCGCTATCGCCGACGAGTTCGGCCCGAAGGAAGTCGACAAGTACATGAACGCGCCTGACAACGTGTTCAAGATGTGTCTGAAAGACGGCGACGTCGTTACCGCTGATGACGGCAAAGGTAATTGGGTGCCTAAGTATCCCGGCTACTGGTTTGTGAACGCCACGGCCAAAGAAGACAAGCCGCCGCGATTAATGAACGCGCACGATAAGTCGGAAGCGCGCGCGGTCGATGGGTGGGTGTCTGGTGATTGGGCTAAGGCGCAACTCAACTTTTACGCGTTCAACAACGAGTCGAAAGGTGTCGCCCCTGGCCTTCGCGCTCTACAGTTTTGCTACAAGGACACTCCGTTCGGAACGGGCGCTGCGGTCGCTACCGCCGATGACTTCGGCGACGTGCCGGGAGCGCACGCACCTACCGGGTCGCGTGATGAGGAATCGGCGCAACCAGCCCGAGGTGGCTACCGGTCGGTCGTCGACGATATCACAGACGCGCTAATGAGTATGCCGCCCGATGTTCGCGGCCAGTGGCAGACATACATGGAAAAGAACTTCGGTAGCGCGGTCCCATATGAGTTGACTGGGCAGCAACAAGACAAACTTTGGCGTGCGATGCAAGCCTAACCCGCCGCCGCGAACGCCACGCCGCCCCGGTCGTATCGGCCGTGGCGAAGGAGACGAGATGCCGAACGACATTATCAACCAAGCCACTAAGGCAGTAGCCGAGCGAACAGGAGCCCAACCGTCAAGAGATGACTATAACCCGTTTGTTGACTTCCAGTTCATCAAGGAAATGACGGCGCGGGACTGCCGCAAGATTGGCGGCGATATCTTAGAGTGCGCGTCAAAAGTAGAAGGCGGGGACTTGGATGCAGCCGAGTCACTAATCGACATGCTCTGCGAAATGGCCGAAATGCTGCATATTCGGCTGGCCTATCGGACTGAGCGCAAGGGCAAAACGCTATTCGAAGTGGAGACAGTCACATCATGAACACCTATACACAACCACACCCCACTGACCCGGACGACGTCGCGCCGGTCGGTACGCCCGATCCGCGTCACCGGTCGACGCTGACGAAGCGGGCGAAGGCGGCACGGACAACCGCCCGCGACTACGGTACCGCGCCTGTCCGCAACGGCAGTATCGACGCGCTCATGGTCAACGACGGCCGTCAAGGGACGGTGCGCCGCGTCGACGGCATCGGCCCGAAGTCGGTACCGCCCACGTACGGACGGCACCAGCCGCGCGAGGCCGTCATGCTCGGGCACGTCGTGGTCGCCGTGACGGTCCTCGTCATCGGTATCGCGCTGTGGTCGTTGGCGGCAGCGCTCGACGCCCCGGCGCACCTGTCGGCTGTGGCGCGATGACACCGACCCGGCCCGTCGTTCTGCGCATTCGCAATTAAGGAGAGAACATAATGCCCACCTACATGTCCGCTATGGGCGGTCAAGAGAGTTTTTCGTCGACACTGACGATTGTGAAGTCGCGCAATCTTTGCGACTGCCCCCCCTACCTGAGTCCATGGACCACCTGTGTCTATTGCGGACACGTGACGATTTTGACCTATGAGGCTGTTGTCGTTGAAAAGCGCGATTCCTCCGGCAACCCGGTTGACGATACTATCTATGCTCAGTCTGATATTGAGCACGAGCCTGGCTGCCCCTTGCTTGATAAATCTCGTCTCGACTTTTTGCCTCTCGCGGCTCGCAAGTTCGAGGCTACTAGCCTGCCGACAACGGAACAGGAAAGAATTGCGGCTTAATCGTCGCGGCGACGTCACTGGCTGCGCGATCGGCATCGGCGTCGCGGCGATTGCGATAGTGTCCATGGTTATAGGACACGCTAGGTTCTGAAAGGTTGCGGAATTCCGTATGAGACTTTTCGAAGTCGAACCGACCGAACTGGAGCGACGAACAGGTGTCAACGGAGGTGCGCGGTTGGCCCAATGTCGACGCGGTACGACCGATGACGACTTTTACCCAACGGACCCGACTGCGACCATAGCCTTGTGCGAACGCGAGGAGCTACCGGGCATCGTCGGTGAATGCGCCTGTGGCGACGGCCGAATGTCCCGCGTCATAGAACAGCGCGGAGTCGGGACAACCAAGGTGGTGAGTGGCGACCTGTACGATCGTGGCTACGGTGAGGTTGGTGTTGACTTCCTAGCCAGTGCCGCGCTCTATGCAGGGTGCAATCACATCGTAACCAACCCGCCGTACAACGAGGCCGAGGCATTCATCTGGCGCGCCCTTGAAATCGTCGACGGCAAAGTCTGCATGTTACTGCGAACGAACTTCCTAGAGTCGGCTGGACGTCACCGCCTATTCACCACGACGCCGATTGCGAGGATCTACCAGTTCAGTCGCCGCATTCAGATGTTCCGCAACGGAATGGACACGGGCGGCTCTGGCATGATTGCGTTCGCGTGGTTCGTTTGGGATAAGAGCCGACCCGCCAACGTCGAACCGGTGATGAGGTGGATACCATGACCTACGCCACCGTCGACGACCTACCGCCGCACCTCCGTGCACAGGCGCGTGCTCAACTCGGCGAGCCGTCGCCGCCCATCGCCGACGTCGTATCGTCGATGCCGACCGAAACTCAGCGGCGTCCGATGCCTGCCGCTATAGGCGATGTTGACGCGCTGGCCAACCAGGCTATGAATAAGACCGAGGCCGCGTACAGCGCCGTTTTGGACGCCCGCAAGGCACGCGGTGAGGTGGCGTGGTGGCGGTTCGGCGCGCTCAATCTACGCATCGGCGAGAAGTGTTTTTACCATACCGATTTCATGGTGCTCCTAGCCGACGGGCACATCGAACTGCACGAGACGAAAGGCTTCATGAGAGACGACGCACAGGTAAAACTTCGGGCTATTCGCGAGATGTACCCGTTCTTTGCCGTGGTGGTCGTGAAGAAAGGAAAGGGCGGAACATGGGAGTACGACAGGCGATGAACTGCTCGAATTGCGGCGACCCGCTACCAACACTGTTATCCACCTACGGCGCACACCGCGCCCCGATGTGCGCCCGGTACTGGTTTACCGGTCGTACCGTGAATGACGACCCGATTGCGGTCGAACTTGAAAGCCTCACATTGCAATCAGTAGCCGACACGGTCTACGAGCCGACATTTGATGACCTACCGCCCGTCGACATGCTCGCTCCCGGCTGGGCGAACCTGCCGGTACGCCAGGATGCCGACGCCACCGTGACGGCCGATCCGTCCGTGGAGGACCACTAATGAAGACTACTACCGTAGAAGTAACGCGCGAGCACATCGAACTCGGTCAACGGTGCGACCCTTGCAACTGCCCCGTTGCACTCGCTATCAAAGCCGCGCGACCTGACTTAGAACCTTACGTCTCAGAAGAATGCGTTTCTTTCGACTTAGACGAAGACGTAGAGGACACTGCCGTCTATCTCAACTCGTGGGTGTCATCCAAGATCGGTACTTTCGACGCTAACTTAGGCATGGTGCCTTTTAGTTTCGAAATCGAACTACCGGAGGCCCGATGACCGACGCGCTCACTACCGCCCTCGCCGCGTGTACCGCCGCTCGCCAGGGCACCACCGTACGCGCGGCTGTACGCTCCTACGACGCGCCGACCCATGCCGACGGCCGTATCCGCGTCGAGCACTGGCGCGGTCGCCGCTGCATCGTCCTGCGCACCGAGGCGACGCCATACCCGTCACGGCCCTACGCGGTCGACCCGATTCGTGACGGCGAGACGGACGCCGAGGCCCGCGACCGGTTCGTCATCACGCAGGTCGACGCCGGTACCGACATGGTTGTGCTCGACAGCAACGACGACGATACGGCGCTCACGCTGCCGGAAGGAGTGGAGTTTGAACGAAGTCGCTGAAATAGTCGATGCAAAAATCACCGAGCGAACAATACGCGACCGAATGGTGCGGTCGGTTTTCAGTCCATATACCGACCTCCTCGCCTTCAATCTTTGCGGGCTTGGCCGATACACCCACGAAATGGACCTCGTACGTATTATGCGGTCAGGGTGGATGTACGAGTTTGAGATTAAGATTTCCGCTGCCGACATCCGCGCCGACGTCACGAAGAAGCCAGAAAAGTACGATGAGCTTCAGAACGGCGTCGAGGTTCGACTTAAGACTTTCTATGACGAGGATATTGACCTGTCGACCATTGAGCGCGTTCCGAATCAGGTCTCCGATCCGTACATCGTCAAGCGCGCTGGGCGGGCTACTGTTGCCAATGCGCGCATTGCACATCCGGTCAAAGAGTTCACCGTCGTAGTGCCTACTGACAAACTCGGAGAGATTGCGGTTAGCACATTGCCATCATGGGTCGGCGTGGTCGTGCTCGACAGATTTTGGAAGGTCGTACGCGCCCCATCCAAACTACCGAACGGTCGCAAGTTAACAGATGCAGAGCGCATGGATGTGCTCAACCGGCTAAGTTGCCGGTTCTGGAACATGTACCTCGACCGTGGCGGGAAAGGACGCAAATGACCCACAACAGCCCGTCGACCGACAACCCGACGACACGTGCCGCCGCGAAGAAACGTCGCCTCGCCGATATCGCCCGTGACCACGGCGCGGCCGGTCGCGTACGGCGCTGGTGTACCTCGCCGGTGCCCATGCGCGGGGCGTCCATCTGCATCGCGCCGCCGCTCGAAGACTGGGCAGAGAGGGACGAGGAATGAAGACGCCTTCGGAACGTCTCTCCGCCGAGATCCGCGCGTACACGGCCGGTCACAGCCTCAACGACTGCGACGATGACAACTGCCTGCTCTGTGCCGCCGCCGCCGCGCTGTGGATGTGCGAGGCGACCCGCGTCATCGTTATCGTCGACGACGAACCGGAAGACCGGGACACAAGCAAAGGCGGCAGGCCTCGAACCGATGCCGACACGAGCGGCTTGTTCCGGACGTGCCGCACATGCGGGCGCGAGAAGCCGATAGGCGAGTTCCAGCCGACGACGAACGGCAACCGACGCCATCAATGCAGATGGTGTCAGTACGCGCCGCTGAGGGCACGGCGGGCCGAGCGTAAGCATGCCGTCACATCGTCCTAGCCGCCCGCGTCGGCACGGTCGCCACGGCGCAGCGCCTCGACGTCGGCGCGGCCCTCTTCGATCAGGCGGTCGACATCGGCCTTGTCATAGACCCGGCGTTCGTTGCGTTTTGCCGGGAACCGTTTAGGTAACGGCACGAGGCGTTTTTCGTCGTTCCATCGATATAGCGTGGTCCGGGTGATGCCGCACGCTTTGAGGACTTCGTCGACGCTCATTTCAGTTGTACCTTTTTGTTCGTTGTCCACACCTGTAACTATACCCTACTAAGTGTGACACTGGAATCTTTGGGAAGTTGCAAAGGTCCGCACGGTTGATTTAATCGCCGGGGTATAATAGTATCGGAAGTTCATAAAGTTACAATCGTTTGTTCGTGGTGAATATCGTTGGATACTATGCCGTGGGGGAAAACCATATTAAGTCTCTGTGACCTGTCGGGGAACTGGCCTCAGTACTACCGCGAGGCCGGGTACGACGTGGTGCAGATTGACTTGAAACTCGGTCATGATGTGCGACTTATGCCCTACGTTGACCGCTCGGTTTATGGCATCCTTGCAGCGCCACCATGTACCGTGTTCGCCGCGTCCGGTGCCCGTTGGCCTCGCACCGAACAGGACTATGCGGAAGCGCTCGCGATAGTGGACGCGTGCCTGCGTGCCGTGGCAATCTACAAACCGGTATTTTGGGCACTAGAAAACCCGGTCGGGAAGCTAGTTCGGTGGCTAGGACCGCCGCGAGTGTACTTCGACCCGTGCGACTACGGCGACCCGTACACGAAAAAGACGGCGCTATGGGGTGAGTTCACAGTCCCGCCGACGTGCCGAGTTACGCCGACAGAAGGCTCGAAAATGCATACCCAGTACGGCGGCAAGAGCGAGCGTACCAAGACGGCTCGGAGTATGACGCCGCTCGGGTTCGCCAAAGCGTTCTATGAAGCGAACCCTTAACGTCACGGAATGAAAGGTAAATGCAAACCATGAATGATGAAGACCTACGCGGTGAAGTCGAAGTAATTGACGGCCGCGATGACCCGAGTTGGGACGGTATGAACGAACTCGAAGCGCTGGCGTTGCAAGTCGACGTCATCGACCAGCGAGAGGACGACCCGGACGACCACCGCATTATCAACCGCGTGTTCGTGTCTATGACGGACATCGCGAACGCTCTGTCGGAAGTCGGCTACTGCCTTCACAAGAAGGATGGCGAGCCATGGGGGAAAGCCTAATGACTACTGCAAAAACTACCCACATCGCCGGTGAGCACATCACCATCGAAGGTCGCTGGCTACGTCAACGATGTTCATGGTGCGGGTACGTGATTCTTGATTACGACCTGTCGTTGACTGCTTCGAACGACGGCAAAGGACCGCACGTGTGGACGGCGGGCAGCCTAGTCGATATATCAGGTGTCAACCCGATTTACAGCGCCCTCAACCAGGATGAGAGTCTGCCTGACACGTTCTGCGGTGCGTCGGAGACCTTCGGCGCAAGCCCAACAACCTCTGAGGAGTGCAACCAATGACCACCAATGTTCATGTCGACCAGGGGATAGAGTTTGACGGCGACAACGGGCCTGCGCTTCTCAAGACATGGGGCGGCAATCCGTGGCTGTTCTACAAGCACCCCGACGGTCAATGGGTTAGCCTTCGGCAAGCATCAGAACGCGATGTCGAGGACGTGTTGAAGATTGCGGGACTGAAACCGCGCCAAGGATAAAGACCGATGCAAAACTTCCAATGGTTCAGGCGCATGGTAGGCGGCAAATGGGCTAAAGTCTCGGGCTGGTTTTGGGGCAAGCGGTGGATACACGTCCATCCTGATTGCGTTGAGCGGGTCGATGAGGACTGGCAGAATGTGGCAGGTGCACGATGAAGCCTGAAACTACAACCGTCCACTGGAACGGCGGGTGGGACAAAGTCGAACTCGACCGCGATAATACGCGGCCGGTCACGCCCGATGAACAGTTCAATTACGACGAAACGATTCGCAAGGGCTTCGGCGGCTATCCGTGGATTGACAACTACACCGGTTGGGTGCGCAACGAATACGTCGGAGGTACCGACGGCACTTGCACAAAGGTGCTGCGTCATATCGATGGTGGAGACTGACCGCCCCGTAACGTCACGGCGGCGTCGGCGCGTCGACCGCGACGGTGACGCGAACGTGACGAAGGAGACGAGGATGTATCTCAAGGGCACGGACATCGGCAGACAACTCGAAGCTATCGACCGGTTCCGCGACTTCGCGAAGAATCGGGCGAAGCGGTTGCGCAAGGATTACGCGTCCGGGTTCGAAGCAATGACCAGCCAGGAGCAGCGGGACATCCTCGCGGAACTACTTCTGATTGCCGAGATACGCGAACAGTGGAAGCCGATGACTGAAGCGGATCGGCACACGCGCGAATTGGTCGACCGGTTCTGTCGCAACGCCGCACCGTCGAAAGCGCCTGCGAAGCCGAACCCCAAGCGCCCGCGCTGGCACCTGACCACGTCGCAAAAGGCCGAGTTAGGGATACCGGAGCCGCCGCGCTGTGAATGCGGCAAGACCACGTTGCTAGATAAGCTAGCCGCCGACGCCGTAGTTGCCGCCAGAGCGCCACACACAGGCGTCCGCAACTCTTATCAGTGCCCACTCTGCGGGATGTGGCACACGACCAAACGCGCGTAGACCGTAGCGCCCGCGTCGACGTGGCGGGCGTGGAGGATGAAACGATGAAACTGTCGCTAAGACAGGCGCAGGCGATGGAGTGGTTCTCGAAGGGGTGGCAAGCGCATCAGATTTACGACCACTCCGAAGTGTACGCCAACGGCAAGTCAATCTGCATGGATTCGACATTGAAGGCGCTTATGCGCAGAGGGCTAGTCGAACTCGTACCCGATCGCCCACTATTGTACCGCGCGACGGTTGCCGGTGCCGCGCTTAAAGGCAAGGTGCGAATGAACGCCGACGCTCGCCGCGCCATGATAAAGCCTCGTGGCTAAAGACATCCTAGCGCACCCGCCGTTGGACCGTATCGCCGTCGCGTGGGCGCTGCGGGCGCGTGAGCACTACCGGGGCGGGCGTGTCGACGAGGCGTGCACAGCGGCGAGATTGGCGGTGGCGGCGTGGCGACGGTTCGGGCCGAAGACTAAGACCAAAGGCAGGAAGCCTGCGGGTGACGATAGTGCTGAAGGCAGGAAGCTTTCGGCTTGTGATGAGAGTGTGCACATGCCCAGGGAGGTGGCCCAGTGCGCGGCTTTGATTGAGCGTTTCGAGAAGAGAGACAGCCAGGAATGAATACCGACTACCGAATGAAGATTGGCTTTGCAAAGAACCGCAAGACACGCCGCCTCGCTAAACGCGCTGGCGTCGACGGTATTCTCGGTCTTCATGCGCTGTTTGAGTACACCGCGCTCAATCGCCCGACCGGCGACCTATCGGGCCTCACCGACGAAAAGATAACCGATATCTGCGAGTATGACGACGGCAACTTTGCCGAAATCCTGCGCGAAACCGGCTGGCTCGACGGCGAGGCGGGGGCATGTGTCGTGCACGAATGGGCAGAGCATCAACCCGAAATTATTGAATCCGTACGCATGAGGGATAAAAAGTACCGCAAGGCGACTTGGGCAAGAGTGCGCCGTCAGGTCGCCGTGGTCTTATTAACCCCGGACGCTAAATGTGTTTACTGCGGTTCAGTAGAAGACCTCACCCTAGACCATATTAAACCTCAATCTCTTGGGGGTACGCACGACATTTCGAACCTTGTTGTTGCTTGCCGTACATGCAATAGCTCCAAAAACGATAAGACGGTAGAGGAGTGGTGCGCATGAACAATCTACCATGGTTCCGCATGTGGTCAGAGGCGCGCAATGATAAGAAGCTTGCTACGCTCACGGACGCCGAGCACCGAGTCTGGTTCAATCTCCTTTGCTATGCATCGGACCAAAAAGGGAGTCGCGGAGCGATCCTCGACTACGACCGCGACCTTCTCGCTATCGAGGTTTCGAACGGCGACGTCGACCTTTTGGTAGATACGCTAAAAAAGCTTGACCGCCTCAGAATCGTTCGTGCCACCGTCGAGAGCGAGATAACTTTTCTCCACTTCGAAGACCGCCAGTATGACAAGGAATCGGACAAACCTACGGCCGTTCGCGAGCGTGTTCAGCGCCATCGACAGAAGGCTAAAGAGGCAGAAAGTGAAACGCCAAGCAACGCCGGTGACACGCCTTGTAACGCCCAAGATAGCGATTGTAACGCGCAGTATCGCGAAGAAACGCGAGGTAACGCGGTAGAGGAGAGTAGAGAAGAGGAGAAGAGAGAAGAGCAGAGGAGAGAAGACTCCCCCCAAACCCCCAAGGGGACTGACGGTGGTGACGCCAGTCCGAAAGAACCTCGTACTTCGCCACCGAGCAACTTCATCGGGCGGTACATTGACAAGTTCCGTGAGGCAATGGGGCGTGACCCGATTCTCGGTGACAAGGAAAAAGGTCAACTGCGCGCATTCGCGGTCAAGTGTCGTGACCACGGCGGCGGGATCGAAACCTACGAGTTGGCGCTTACCGGGTTTTTCTCCGACACGGCATTCGCTGCACCTGCCGGTTTTGCTGTCGGCACGCTCACAAGTCAGCAAGTCGACCGATGGCTACCGAAAGCAACAGGCAGGGCGTCACCGACCCGCAACGGTACTAACGGCCATCAGCCCGAACAGTCCGTTGCCGACCGTGCCCGTGAAATCGATGCGATGTTACGAGGAACCCAATGACTACCGCCGCGTTCGCAATTTTGGCTACTGCCCTTGAGATGCTGCCACCGCAATATGACCAGCCGTGGAACGACAAGGCTATCCGCTGGTATTTCCAGCAGTTGCAGACGATCCCGGACTGTGACACGGCCGTCGTTGCGGAAATCATCGGCACCCAGTGCAAGAAGCGACCGACGCCGGCCGAGATCCTGGAGCGGTGGCGTGACGTGGTGGCACCCGCCAAGCGGAGCGCGGCCGATGTCGTCGGCGAGATACTGACGCTCCGAAGCAAATATGGCTCTCACGTTGTCCCGGACGAGAACTTTCCGCGCCTCTTGAAGCCCGGTGAGCCGCAATGGACCGACGATGTGAAACGGCGCGTGGTGGCCGTCATGGGCGGGTGGGTGGCGTACTGCGAGGACGATACGCCCATCGGTGTACAGCGCGGGCAGCTCATGAGGGCGGCGGAACAGATCCTCGCCGGGTCTAGGGACGAAAGCGTCAACGAATTGCGCCTTGAGTACCAAGAAGCCAAACGGCTACGACAGGACGAGGCTCGGCCACTGCTGACCGTGGAGGGCGTCACCGATGGCGAGTAGAGTGCTAACCACTTCGGAGGTTGTCGACCGCGACCTGTGGATATACGGGATGCACAAAGCGGGCCTAATGTCCAAGCGAGCGTTCATCAAGTGGGTTTGGTACATACGGTGCGCCCGCGACCCGTTCTTCAAGGATGACCACAAGTTCGAAGAGTGGTCGGCAAACTACCTCGCTAGGGAACTGCCGGCGATGGTCAAGAGCAGGAGGACAGAGTAATGCCCGGTTATACCCGCGCGATGGCCGCTCCACCGACAGCGCCGAAACTGTGTCGCGTCCACGGAACGCCGAAGCGCCGAACGACGGCAGGCTACGACGTTTGCGACGAATGCCGACACGCGGCAAAGGTGCGATGGAACGAACGGCAGCAGGCCCATGATGACGAAGCCGACGAGTACGCCCAGGCGCTAGAAGAGAACGTCGAATAGCGTCGACGCAACGGACGCAGCGACCGCGACGTTGGCCGCGAGGAAGAGGGAGGGACGACAGGATGGAAAGGACCAACCGAATGAGCAAACTTGACGACTTGTCGAACGCGATGGCCGATGCTGGCGTTTACGACAACGCCGAATCGCCCGACACGGACGCGGCGGCGGTCCCGAGCGCGGAGGACGCGACGGGGCATTCGCCGTTGCCGTGGATATGGAACAACCGGAACAGACTGATTATTAGCGAGGACTTAGCGATCGTAGACGTGGATTGCGATGCCGACGACTCGACATCAGCAGCCAACGGACGGCACATCGTCACGTGCGTCAACGAGCGCGATCGCCTCGTGATGGCGAACCGGGCACTTGTTGATGCCCTCAGCCGCGCAAAGCAATACATTGCCTGCGCGCATTTCCCAACGTGCCCGTGCGGCCTCTGTACACGTGCCACTGAGGACGTCCAAGTGGCCGATGACGCCCTAGCGTTCGCGAAAGGCGGTGCGCAGTGAACCATCCTGATTGCATGCACCCGCAAAGCCTGATGCTGGCGTTCGACACCTTTATACTTGGTTGCTTGGTAGGTTCACAGGCGACCATGGCCTTCTTCAAGCGAGTATTGCAACGAAAGGACGACACAGATGAACGACCGTAACGACGTCGCGGCCGTCGACCTCGACGAGTTGGAGGCAAAGGCTAAAGCAGCCAAAGACGCGATGGACGAATGGGACGACACGGACATTTCGTTGTTGGTGAACTGTGCGAAGTGGAAGCCCATCGTCGATGATTTCACAGCCGCTGCCGATCCGTCGACCGTGCTCGCCGTCATAGCGCGGTGACGGGACGCGGAGGCGTTAATCTCTCGCTATCAGGCTGACCTTCGCACCAATGCCAAGATGGCATTTGGAGAGCGTAAGGGGCGTATCGAAGCCGAGGCCGAAGCGCAAGCGCTCAGGACGGCGCTGAGTGCGATGGTGACAGATCGGTTCACGGTGATGCCCGAAGACGACGAGGTGTCGTGGGCGCGGTGGGAGTCACCTCCCATGCAGTGCTCATGCCGACCGTCACCGCAATACTTAGCCGTACGCGAAAAGCACGAGCACGCTTGGGGCTGCCCGGTACCCGCCGCCGAGAAGGCGCTCGGGACGAAAGGAGAGACGACGCCATGAAACACTCGATACGGAACGGACTCGCGGCGTGGGTGCTTGTTACGTCGCTGACAGCCGCCATGACGCTGTGGTCGACCACGTGCGCACCGGTCTACTTCGCCGGTGACGCCGTAGCGGGCTTGGCGTTCGCAGTGCTCGCATGGGCCATAGGAGAATCATCATGACCGCACACGCCATCGACACCGACCTCACGCGGGGGCAGGAGCGCGTCCTAGCCGCCATCACCGCGCATTGGGCAACAGAGGGCATCCCGCCGACCATACGTGAACTCGAAACCGCGACGGGGTACCGGTCCACGAGCGCGGTACATCGTGTCGTGCGCCAGCTCGAACAGCGCGGACTCATCTCGTCGACGCCGGGGCTGACACGTTCGATAAAGTTAGTCGCGCCCGTGTAGAACGGCTGTGCCCTTTTTAGAGCACCAAACAATTGAGCACACTTGTTCTAAGGTTAAGCATAGTGTACAAAAGAGTTAGCAAATAGTTGACTAAACTGCCGAGCCATGATATAATTACCGTAGCGTTGGGTTCGGTGCCGTTTGAGCACATTGTGCGGCACTGAACGACGCGAAAGTGTGAGGCGGTTCGAGGCACCGGGTCGAAAGACCACGCCCAGCGGTGGCGACCTTCGGGAATACTAGCCGGACCACGAACCGCCCGCATCGTCGACGCGCCCGTGACGTTCGAAGCGGGGCGACGCAAGAAAATGACCACGGCGGCGGCTAGTCCGCGTAAGCGTCCGCAAGGCTCCGTTGGTCAGATGTGCCGGGGAGTAGTTTAAACAAAACGCACGGGTAGAGGTGCACCAAAGCCCGTGAGATGTGGGTAACGCTCGCTTCCCCGACTCCATTTCCGCCCGCAAGGGCACGACCTCAACCTATCGGTATCCCGCTGTAGGCTCGCGGTCATAGCTACTGCTTCCCTTTATACCTATGCAATCCGAAACGCAAAAACGCCGTTGGGCGATTCGTTCTGCCGAGTCAACCGCGCCACGCCGTGATGACGCCCACGACATGGCGGTGCGGGCGTGCCGGCCGAAGAGCGAGGAGTCGTTCTATCCGGCTGCGTTCGTCGACCTGAACCATGCGCTGACCAATCAAACACGGTTGCCGATCGACGCGCCCGATAAAGAGCGGATGCGCCGTATCATGGCGGCGGGTATCCCGTACCGCGAACTCGGCGGCGTCTACACGCTCAACGACGGGAGTTAGCGCGATGCCGTTCCGCTCAGGTTACACACCCGACGTCAAGGACCGTGCGCTCGCTCTGGCCCGTGAGGGCGTCCCGGACGATGCGATCGCGACGACGTTACAGATACCGACCGAAACGGTCGCAGGGTGGCGGCACAAGGCCCGCATCACGCCGCCGAAGCCACTAGATGATGTCGAACCCGTTACGGTTCCGGTGCGCTCTTCCTACGTCGTCCGTAGCGGTCGCAGCGGCGCTATCGAGGTGGACGGGTGCAGCGGATCGGTGCGCAACCAGCGAGGCAATTGGTGATGTCGAAGGCGTACTACCGCAGCGAGGGAATACCGCAAGCGCCGCGCGAGGACGTCATTCACGCTCTCGCGGCCAGTCTCGGCGCGGTCCCTGCGTTCGCCGTAGACGCGTGCCCTCGCCTGAACCCGGTACTGTCGACACGCCCGCTACGACCGGGTGAGCGTCTGTACGTCGACATGGATGTTGCGGCGGCAACGGCGACCGGGCCGATACGGACGCGGCGGTACGAAGCGGGGCGCACGGAAGCGAGCGTACATAGATGACACGACCGCTCCTCATCTTCATCGGCGCGACGTTGGCCGTGGCGTTCGCGCTGTGGGCGCTGTGGCAGGCGTGGTCGGTCAATGGCGGCGGGTAGGTAATACGATGGCAGAGTACCGACAATACACGGAGGACGAGAAGGCGACCGCACTCACGCTGCTGAAGGCGAATGACGGTAATGTCCAGATGACGGCGCTGGCTCTCGGTATCCCGTGGTCGACCGTTGCGGGGTGGCGAGACGGTCGTGGCGTCAACGAGGCGGTCACGAAAGTCGGTGACGAAAAAGCCCTTGCGCTAGCCGACAAGCTCGACTCGCTCGTTGAGATCCTCACCGACGGCATCACGCCCGATAAGGTGGGCGATGCGACCGTATCGCAGATATCGACGGCGGTCGGCACGTTCATCGACAAGGCGCGGCTCCTTCGCGAGCAGGCGTCGCCCGATGCGGAACGCCTCGCCGAGTCCGACGAACGGCTGGCGCTACTCCGCGCGCGCATCGCGGCCATGCAGGCGGGCGCGACGGCCGATACGGCGGCGGAATAGTTAACGTAACAAAGATGTTAGTCGCCGTTTAGGAGCATCGGTCCTCGATAACGCTCAATCCACTGTCTCTCAAGTGCGTTGATTGCGTCGGTAGACGCCTGATCTACCGACGGCTTTGGCGAGCGCCTTTTGAGTCAACTTGCACTCGCGTCGTAGTTCGCTGATGCGATGCCCAAACGTTACCATTCGTTTACTCCGTTCTCGCTGTCAATAACGCGACGTACCAAGCGCTCGATGCGCTCGCCGTTGTTCAAACCGCGACCTTCGGCGGCGAGCCTGTCGGCGACGGGCTGAGAGACGCGCCCGCTGATTAGGACGGTGCGTTCGTTATCGGGATTCTGAGCGAACCGTGGGTCGTTCGGCTTCTCGCGGTTCGCCTGAGACACATCGGGGCGCTTGACGGTGCCCTTCTTCGGCCCGCGCTTTTTCGGCGCGGGCTTATCGTTATCCGGTTGGGTGCTCATATCGTTAATGAAAATCCTCTCGCTTGGCGATTAGCGCGGGTGTCAGCTAGTAAGTGACCGTGTTTCGTGTCACCGTCCGACAGTATTGGGCCTCCATTGTATTCAAGGCGCGACTGCCCAGGGAACGGCCGGTCGAATACTCTCGGTGCCTCGTATGCGTCGAAGTGCTTCATGTCGGCGACTTCGATTGGTTCGGCGGTAGTGAAGTAGCCATAAGGCGCGTAGCTGTCCGCAGGTTCGACAGAGACGACTTCGGTTCCTTGCGGTAGGCAACTTAAGCCGATGGGCCGGAATATAGTTTTGTAGCGAAACTCCATGGTGTCCTTCTCCTGCCGCGATTTACCCGCGCGGCTCGGGATCGGTGATTAGGCAGCGCGTTGTGGATAAGTCGGCTCAACGGCGTGCCCGTAGTGAAGGCACCAAGCCCGCCATGCACGGCAGGTATGCGCAGAGTAGAGCGGGTACCCGTCAGCGAATGTATCGCCGCGCCAGTCGCCAGAGAGCATGTCCTTAATAAAGTCTTCGATTAGGTCCGGGTACGCAGCAAACGCGTAGGTCAGTGTGTTGCGCATGGTGTCCGCGCGCTGCTCGGTGAAGTCGATTTGCATTGTTCAATCTCCTAAATTAGTTAAAACTTCTTAGTAACATAGATATTATACCACACTACCGCCCGATGTCAAGCCCTAATCGCTAATCCGTTACGCCGATTTCGCGTGTCCGTCGACGCGCCCGCAAAGGATGACCTAGAAGGTGGTCGAAACCGACGGTAATGGTGTCAAACGAAAATGGTGTAGATGACCCCTGCCGAGCAGGATAAATCCAGGTCGGACCCGTTTGCGCAACCGCCTTCGATGAGAGGAACCTATCAACATGCCCACCGTACGAGCAAAGTTCACCTGTAACGCTGTCAAGCACACTCTGAGTAGCAAGGCAGTTCTCGACGCCGACGGCGCGCCCGTCAAGGATGAGCGAGGTCACGCGACCTATGAACCGTGCACCCTCTACACGGTCGAGATGTCGCCCGTGTACGGCAACGGCGACCCGAACCACGAGAACACCAAGTTCTGGCAGGCGTCCCCGAGCGGTAGCCTGTCGCTAGGCACTATCAACGAGACGGCGGCGAAGTCGTTCACGCTCGGCAAGCAGTACTACATCGACTTCACTGAAGCGGACTAAATGCCGACCGCCCGTAACGTCGTAGCGCCCGCGCCGAAAGGAACGACCGAATGTCGACAGTGACCTCAATTGACCAACGTCTGGTCGATACTTGCCGCACCTTCATGAGAAAGCCGGGAACGACGCTCGATGATGGGCTGCGCATCGGCTTCACGCTCAACGAAATAGAGGAGGCGGTTGCCCCTCCTCGCAAGCCGGTGACGTTGACGACGGGCGAGCGCGGCGTTCTTCTCAGTAAGCGCGGCAAGAAGGCATGGGTGAAGCTAGAGGCTTCATGGGTGCTCGTGCCGTTGAAGCAGATTAAGTTCGACTAATGCCGGTCAAGACAGTAGCGCCCGCGCCGCCCGATCCGCGCATCGTCGACGAGTGCCGCGCGTTCCTCACCGTGCCGGGAAGGACGCTAGAGGACGCGTACGCGGTCGGGTTCACGCCCGCCGAGGTCGACGCGGCCGTGATGGGGGGCGGAGCGCAACTGCCAAAGCCGCAGACGTACCCGCCCGACCATCCGCGCTACGGGGAGGTGCATCCGCAACAGATGTTCCTCGACAGCGAGGCCGACATCGTCATCTTCGGCGGCGCGGCTGGCGGCGGCAAGACCTTCGGTGTATTCCTCGACAGCGTTAGGGATATCGACAACAAGGCGTACCGGTTCGTTTACTTCCGGCGGCAGCAGACAGACATCAACAAGAACGGTGGGCCGTTTGATAAGTCAATGCAGTTCTACCCGCTGTATGGTGCCCAGCCAAACCTAACGAACTACAAATGGAAGTTCCCGTCTGGTGCTGAAGGGCAGTTCGCAAGCCTGCAATATGACAAGAATGTCCTCGACTGGCAGACGTCGGAAATCGACGCGTTTTACTTCGACGAGCTGACGCATTTCACCGAGGCCCAGTTCTGGTATATGATTTCCCGCCTGCGGTCAATGGCAGGCGTTAAGAAGCGTCTACGCGCAGGCACGAACCCGGACGGTGCGAGTTGGGTTAAGCGGATCATTGCCCCGTGGGTGGATTCGGAATGGAACCGCGTCACATACCGGGCCGACGGATCGACGTACCATGCCGAGGTGCCAGAACCCGGTGAGATACGGTACATCGCTCGCGACCCAAACGACGACGATAAGCGAGTCATATGGGTTGATGAGGACTGGCGTTACCCGGCTGAGAGCAATGGTAACCGCCCTAAGCCTAAGTCTATAACCTTCGTGCCGTCGAAGCTTGACGACAATATCAAACTGCAAGAAGCCGACCCCGACTATATTTCCAACCTGCTCATGCAGGACGCGGTCAATGCCGCACAGCTTCTTCGTGGCGACTGGAACGTCCGTCGCGGCTCGTTCTTCTCCGAGTTCGGCAGCGACCCCAAGCACGTTATCACAGCCCCGTACGTTGGCGCGTTGCCCTCGAACTGGATCGTGTTCGGCGGTCTCGACGCGAACGGCATAAGCAAGGCGGCGTTCGTGCTCAAGGCTATGGATGAAGACGGCGGCATGCATACCGTCGAAAGCATCTTCCGTGAGGGTATGACACCGACGCTGTTCTGTGGCGAGGTATGCGCCTGCCTTGCGCGGTGGGGTGTCGATCGTAAGCGTTGCTCGATAGCCGCCGACCCTGCGATGTTCACGGACAACAACCGCCGTGACATTGTCGGCGAGGCCGACATCGAATGTTACTGGCGTGCGGGCCTCATATGCTTCGAAGCCAACAATAACCGCCTGCACGGTTGGAGCCGGTACCACGAATGGTTGCAAGCGCCCGGTAAGTACCATGTGTGGCTCGGCTACAACGCCAAGATGTTAGAATTGTTCCCTCAGATGAAGCACGACCCGGTACGCCCCGGTGACATGCTCAAGAAGGACATGGACGACGACCTGTTCGACGCCGACAGGTATGCCATCATGACGAGGCCGAAGCCAGCGGGACCGGAACCAGCCGTGACGACCGCGACGTCATCGATACAACAGTACCTCGTCGGTCACAAGCGCGGCGGGCGAGGCGGATACGCATAGCCGTGTTGGAGGCGGCTGATCTTTGATGTTTGGGAAACACAGGGAATCTGGTGTTTGGCTGAGTAGCAATCGGCGTTTTAGGCTTCTATGCTTCAAGCGCGATTCGTTCTACTTAGCGTTAGGTAGGTTTAGAGTTAGGCTGATGTACCCATGTTGCTGACCCTCCTCGTCATCTGCATCATCCTGTTGACCCTTGCGAACATTCTCCTCCTCGCCGTACTGGTGACCCTTGCGCGCGTCCTCAACCGCGAGGCGACGAAGCGGGGACTGCTCGACGCGGTCGACCTGTTGCACCGAAGAAAGAAGTGGTACGCGTAACCTATGAAAAAAGACGATACATTCCACCCGTCAGGCATAAACCCGATGCGTGCGCCTGAGCAGACAATCGCCGTCACGCCGACGCCGCCCGAGGCGCAGGTGACGGACGCGACGAACGTTAACCCCGGCCCTATACCCGATGCCTTGCGCGAAGGCGAAACGGCCGCGCCCGATGCGGTCATGTCGTTTGCGGCACTCGGCGCGCGGATTGTTCAGATGGAGGCTAATATCGGCGAGATTAAGGCCGAAAAGGAAGCCTACTGGGAACATTTACAAATCGCCAACGCCCAACTCAAAACCGCCAACGAGACAATCGCGCTAACGGGTGAACGTATGGCGCAGATTACTGCCGCCGAAGCGGACGGTAACGCCGTCATCTACATCGCGCCCGATTGCGTGCCGTGGCTGAAGGCGACGGTCCACGAGGCCAAGCACGGGTACACGACCCCGCAGCAATACGCGGCGGCGCAATCGATCGAAGCGCAGTGCGATGCGATAACGGGGGCGTAATGATGGATGTTCCGTTTACCCCTGTATTGCCGAGCGCCCAAGCGGCTAAAGGTTGGGTGTCCGATGTAAAGGGTGAGTGGCACCGCGCCGACGGTATCGCACGGTTAGTCCTAAAGGTGGGCCGCGTAGAAGCGGTCTTTATGGATATGTCATCGACCACGTTAGCAAACTATGGAGCAGACGTCGAGTCTGCCGAAGCATTTCGGTCAAAGACAGCCCAGTATATTACCGAGTGCGTGTTGCCTCACCTTAGCCAATGATCCAGAACGCCTTTAAATCAGCACGCGCGATGTTCTCGCAGATCGACCCGTCCAACGTCGATTCGGACGTCTCGCCGGGTGACCTGCACATCGAGAAGCCCGAACTCGTCGAGGACGAGTTCGAACTCGTGCAACTGGTCAAGAACCGCTTTACGTCGGCGTCTGCCGTCAAGCAGATCCATGTGCGCGAGTGGCTGATTTGTCAGGCGTTCCGCATGGGCAATCAGTGGGTTGAGTGGCGGCGCGGTGAACTGTTCGACCTGCGCGACCCCGACGACAACAAGCGCAACTATGCGACCATCGACGTCATCGACCACCTCTTGCGCAAGCTCAAAGCGCGGGCGACGATGTCGAAGCCCGATGCGTCGGTCAAGCCGCTGACGTCGTCACGCATCGACCGCCTCGCCGCCGCCGAGGCGCGGGACATACTCGCACACTACGACGGCCTGTTCAATCGTCAGGAGCAGTCCCTCGAATGGGTCGATAGCGTCCTATCTGCGTCGACCACGTTCCTCAAAGTCATATGGGATTCGACGGCTAAGATCCTCGCGCCTACCACGAAGGGGATAGCGGAGTACCAGGAACTCGGCGACATCGACGAAATCGTCGTACCGCCGTTTGAGGTGTTCCCCGACCCGGCCGCGCGAAACTGGAACGAGGTCACGTGGCTGATCCATGCGAAGGACCGGCCGTTGTCGTACATTCAGTCGAAGTACGGCAAGCGCGGGTACCTCGTCGAAGGCTCTCTCTCGAAGGGCGATGCGTCGAACAATTGGGCCGAGCAGCGACTCGACAACATCAACGGCGACAGCATTCTCCCCGCGTCGTCCGACCTCAAGATGGCGACCGTGTACGAGTGTTGGGAACTGCCGTCACCGCGCTATCCAAAGGGCCGACTGATCCGTGTCGCAGGCGACGTCCTGCTGACCGAGCCGAACCAGGTCGATTGGCCGTACAAAAAGAACGACGAGTTTCCGTTCGTGCCGCTGACGTACGAGAAGCGCCCGCGCGGGCTGTGGTCGCTCAACGCCGTAACCCGGTTGGTGAAGCCGCAGATGGCCTTCAACAAGGCCGTGTCGCGAATGCAGGACCGCATCGACAACGACAAGGTGCTGATCTTGGAGCCGCGCGGGGCGGAAACGGGCGCGGACAACGACTACGAATCCCCATCGGCACTACGGCGGGTCAAACACGAACCGGGGTTCATACCGCAAGTGTTCCAGCCGTCACCGTTCAACGAAGCGTTGCTGTCCTATGCGAACTTCATACGCTCGCAGATGGAGGACATCAGCGGCGTTCACGAGGTATCGAACGGGTCGGTGCCAGCGGGCGTGACGGCCGGTAATGCTATCGAGTTGTTGCAGCAGTCTGACCAGACGCAGATGTCTGAGTTCGTCACGTGCATCGAGACGGCACAGAAGAAGCGAGCGGAATGGGAAATCGCGCTAGTGTCGCAGTTCTACAGTGAGCCGCGCCTCGTTGCCGTGTCCACGCTGCCCGAGAAAGCGCTAACGCCGCCCCAAGCACCGCCAATGCCGCAGCAGGGGCCGCAACCGCCTCCTATGGGTGCACAGGCACCTCAGCAAGCGCCTACGGATGATAACGCCGCACTCGACGTGGCGACGGCCGTCAAGGTGTTCGAGGGGCTGACGAAGGGCGGGCAGGTGCGTATCGAGGTGGTGCCGGGTTCGGCCACGCCCAAGACCCCTGCCGCGCAGTCTCAGCAGATCCTCGACATGGCGGCGAAGGGGTTCTTTACTCCTCAGATGTTGCCTGTGCTCAAGATGGTTGCCGACGAACTCGGCCTCGCCCGGTCGGACACGTTCACCGACCGCATCGACGAAGCGTACGCAACGATCATGGCAAACACGCCGCCCCCCGAGGTCGCCGCCGCGCAGCAACAGCAACAGGCGCAACAGGCCGAGCAGATGAAGCAGCAGGCTGACCAGGAGCACTACGGCATGATGGCGGCGATTGACGAGCAGAAGGCCAATGCCATCGACGACCACGCTACCGACAACAAGATCCGACTCGCTCAGGCGACCGCACAGTTCAACGCACAAGTGGACGCGGCGAAGTCGGCACAGGACCACCAAGAAGCGTTGGCCCAGCAGCAAGCGGACCACCACCATGAGGCCGCTATGGACCATGTCGAGCGCACTATGCCGACATTGACCGGTACGATGGACCCGACGGCCGTCGTTGAGTTGGAGAAGCAACAGTACGGGCTTACGGGCAAGGTGCCTGCGCCAAAGCCTACCGCGCCCGGTGGCGCATCGAAAGGAACTAAGTCATGAAGAAGCACAGATTGTTTACCGCCAAGGGCGGCACGCAGCAGTCGAACGCCTCGAAACTGTCGAAGATGTCGAGCGGTGGTGGACCGGCCGCAAAGGCCACCAGCCCCGGCGCTACGTCGGGGGCGAAGGCAAAGGCCGCGCCGTACCGCAAAATGATGGGAATGTAACCGTATGCCAGCAATGCCTACACCGGGGGTGCGACGTATCGACCCCGACATACTCGCCGTCGGTGACAACCAGGCCGACATCAGCGGCGTCGCGTCGGGCGAATCGTCCGATGCGCTCAACGATCGTCTTGGTCGGCCGCGCGAGGGGCAGATATCGCCCGCGTTGCCGCGCCAGATGTGGCAGCCGATGCGCCTTGCGTCGGACACGAACGACCCAGACAGCCAGAACGAGCGAAACAAGCGGCAGGAAGTCATAGCGCTTGCGTCCTGGCATCCTGACGCGCCGAAACCCGACGCGTTCGTGCCGTCGGTAGCGCCCGATACCGACGTGCCGGGTTGGGTCGCCGCCGTCGACGGCAAGTGGTACCCGTGTGAGATGGTCGGTCAACTCTGCGTTAACGGCGGGGCCGTGACGTTCGTAACGACCGAATCGGAGCCGCGCGAAATCACGTTAGCCGACTTCGGGCCTGACACAGCCGCCGCGAATGAGCACCGTGTAAAAGTGGCGCAAAGTTTATCCAAGCAACAGGGCTGGATACCGAACACTGGAGAATAATCCAAACTTCATGCCAGATGAGATTCAAGGGGCGGAAAACATAGCTACCGTGCCGCCCACGGATAGCACACAGCAGCAGACACCAGCCGAAGAGATGTTTCAGAACGCCTTCGGGGATGTCGTCGACGTAAACGCAACGGACAACGCGAACGCCTCTCAGGTCGTCACTGAGAAGGCCGAGGACACCGCGCAGACGGAAAATGCGGATGTCGACACGACCGATGCGGATGAAACACCTGAACAGAAGGCCGAGCGCGAGAAGTTTATTCCGCGCGACCGCTTCGACCAGGTGAACGCTAAGGCTCAGACGCTTGAGCAGGAACTTGCCCAAGAGCGTGAGCGCAATACGAAGCGCGAACAGGAGTGGCAGGAGCAGCAGGGCGAGATTGCGATTTACAACCGCGCCCGCGCTGCCGGTGTCAGTGTCGAGGAGTTCAAGCAGGCCCAGGCTTGGGCCGAGGCGAACAATTACGGCACGGCTGAGAACGTCCTGCGCGCGACCAACGAACTGAGCCAGTACGAAGCGGAACAGAACGCCCGCGTCGCCATGGATGAAATCAGCGAGTCGGTTCGTGACCAGCTCGTCGAGAGCAAGCGTATCGCCCTTAGTGCGCAGGCAATCTCCAACGCAAGCGCCCAGGCGCTACAGGAGATACGCCGAACGCAGGCAAGCTACGAGACCACGCGCAACCTTGACACTGCGCTCGCTACCGCTTCGGCAGACTTGCGCGCCGCAGGCGTCGACGCGAACGCCATTACGGAGTTCGAAAAGACCGTCCGCAAGGTCGGTCATCCACAGGCGATTGCCGACTTCGCGCCGATCCTCAAGCTTACCGCTTCGGCGGCAGGCAAGAACGCCGTCATCGCCAATAATGAGCGACGTGCCGCGAACGGGAACGGCGCACCGCCAGCCGAAGGGCGTGGGGGCGGAACACCGCCTGTGCAGGTGCCCAAGATGTCTGCACAACAGGCCAAGGGCACACTTATTAGTGACCTACTCGGCATGCGTAAGAACTACGGCTAGCCGATCCATATAACCGAATCGAAACCTACCGAGCCGCCTTTACGGGTGGCTTGTTTCATTTAAAGGACAACAAAAATGGCCGTTGACTCAAACGCCTTAACACTTGTCGACTACGCGAACATGCGGAACGATCCTCTGGTTACCAAGATCGTTATGTCGCTGTTCGACGTCGGCAACCTTGTGGACGATATTCCTCTCGTGACGTCACAGACGCTCATGCAGAACGGTATTCGGTTCATCGACAACCTCCCGGTCCCCGCGTGGCGTCAGCTTAACCAGTTGCCGACCATCACCAAGGGTCAGCCGACTCCGTGGCAGGAGCAGTTGTACATTGTCTCCAGCCAGTTCCAGATGGAGAAGCGGTTCCTTCGCGAAAAGAACGCAATCCAAGACCCGATGGAGATTCAGTTCAACGCGTGGATGGAGGCATGGGCCTACACGTGGAACAACATCTTCTTCAACAACGCACACGACGGAGCTACCGGGCACGATAACAACGCGCCCGTCGGCCTCAAGACGCGCATCGCGAACTACCAGCAGTACGGCGTAGCGTCCGATATGGCGATCAATGGCAACACAATCGCCACCACCACGATTGACCTATCGGCTGTGACCGCGTCGACGGCTAACGACGTCATCGACGGCGTTAACCAGTTGCTTATCAACATGAACGCGCCCGACGGGACGAATGTCGTTCTGTATATGAACGAGCGCATGAGTATTAAGTTCCTGCGGGCGATCCGGTCGCTGGGGGCGGGCGGCGGTTTCAATACGCAGAAGGATGCGTTTGGCCGTGAGATCGAGTACTACCGCAACGCCAAGATTCGCCGCGCGGGCCGCAAAGTCGACCAGACCACGCAGGTGCTCGGAGACGAGGCTATCGACGGCACCGACTATGTGTCGGGTTCCAAGTACGCGTCTATTTTCGGCGTGCGCTACGGCAAGGACACGTTTGCGGGTTGGCAGGACTGCGAGCTGAAGCCTCAGAACCTGGGCGTTGATCCGTCGAATGGCGTGATGGTCAACGCACTGATCGACTGGGGCGTCGGCCTCTGGCAGTCGCACACTCGTGCGGTCGGCCGACTCTACAATATCAAAGTCGTCGCCTAATCCGCGAGAAAGGACAACGAAATGCCAGCAGATGCCAATGTGACATTGCTCACAACATCCACTCTCTCGACGGGCGCGACGAACGGGCCGGATTACGACACCAAAACGGGTACACCCCGTCGCGGTCTATCCGCCCGAATCCTCTACAGCGGCGTATCGTCGACCACTGCCGGTTCGGTTATGACGTTCAAGCAGCAGAAATCGACCGACGGAACGACCTACATCGATTCGGTGTACGCGGTCCCGCTGACGTACACGACCGTCGCGGCGGCAGGCGTCCTCGACCTGCACATGTACGCCGAGCGCCCGTACACGCATATTCGCGTGGTCGGTACGCTGTCGGCTAGCACAGGAACACCGGTCGGGATCTACAAGGTCGAGATCGACTCGGCAATCCCCGGCTAAAGATGTCCTGTCGCTCTCCTACAGCGGCAGGGCTTAACATAACAGGGCATCGTAGGAGGGTGCCCACTCTTATGACTTCCGCAACGACTGATATCGACAAGTCGAATGCCGCCTACGCACTTCACTGCGAGGCGGTTGAACTCCGCAACCAGAAGAAGAACGAAGAAGCGTCTGCGAAGTGGGCGGAATGCATCGCCCTTGTACCGGACGAACCGACGTACCTACGCGAATACGCCGACTGCCTCGCCCGTTTGGGCCGCTACGAGGACGATTTAAAGTTTTCACTACGTGCCTGCGCGCTTGAGCCGTCGAACCCGGAAGGGTGGTTGCTCGCCGGTGCCGCGTACGGCAACCTCGGGCAGCAGGAGAACGCGAAGCGCTGCTACGACCGCGCCGACGTGCTCGCACCGCACGCTCCCGCCGTGTGCTTCAACCGCTCGCTCTACAACCTTCTGCACGGCAACTACGCGGGCGGGTGGCGCGAGTACGAATACAGATTTTTGCAGCATCAGCGAGGCCGATCCGTGATGCCGCGATGGAACGGTGAGCCGATCCCCGGCGAAACGCTGTTCCTGTGGGCCGAGCAGGGGCTAGGCGACACGATACAGTTCGTCCGGTTCGTGAAGTTGGCGCGGGAACGATCACATGCCGCTCGCATTGTGCTTGAAGTGCAGCGCGAACTCGTGCCACTGTTCCTTGACCTCGGCATAGCCGACGAGGTGTACCAGCCATCGGTTGGCTACAGCGTCCCGATCGATGGGCCGTTTCGTCACGCGGGGATCATGAGCCTACCCTACATCATGGGTCTTAACGACGAAGCGCAGTTCGCGCCCGAACCGTATATCAGCATAGCTCCGATGGAGTTGCCGTCAACAGGGCGTAAAAAAGTTGGAGTCTGCTGGCGAGGTTATGCGGGACACACTGACGACGCAAAACGATCGATTACTGACGATGTTTTTTTTGATACTGTTTTAGGGTCGCCATGCTCGTTCTATAGCATCAACCCTGCCGTTAGACTGCCCGAAGTACCGAACTTCGTAAACCTCGACATTCCCACCTTCACGGAGACGGCCGCGCTCATCGCCTCGCTCGACCTCGTCATCACCGTCGACACGAGCGTCGCGCACCTCGCCGGGGCCATGGGTAAGCCGGTCTGGATTCTGATACGGTACGCGACTGACTGGCGGTGGTGCCTAAATCATCCGACAACGTCGCCGTGGTACCCGTCGGCGCGCCTGTTCCGGCAGAAGTCGTACGGCGAAGGGTGGGGGCCGGTGCTCGCTGAAGTTGCGGAGGCGCTGAATGCAGGAAACTAGCAAGAGCCGCGCCCGCCGCGAGGCCGAAGGCTTCGACCGCTTCCTACGTGGCAAGGTACTCGACATCGGGTGCGGTGACGACAAGATAACGCCCGATGCGGACGGTTGGGACTTGGACAATGGGGACGCTCAGAAACTTGAGAGCGTCCCTTCTGCTTTTTACGACACCGTTTACTCCTCCCATTGCCTTGAGCACATGCGCGACCCGCTCGAAGCGCTCCTCAACTGGTGGCGCGTCCTCAAGCCGGGTGGCTATCTCATCGTGGCCGTGCCAGATGAAGACCTGTACGAGCAGGGCGTATGGCCGTCACTCTTCAATGGTGACCACAAGTTTACGTACACGGCGTCTAAGTCCGAATCGTGGTCGATGGTGAGCAAGAACGTCGTCGACCTGATTAGACTGCTGCCGGGGCATCGCCTCGTATCGCTGCGTACGATCGACACCGGCTACGACTACGACCTCGGCGACCTTTGCGACCAAACGGAGACAGGGGCCGAGGCGCACGTCGAGTTCATCGTGCAGAAGGTCGCAGCCGTCGGGCACCAGCGCAGTGAGCTAATGCGCCTGTTCAACTGCCTCGCTCCGAACTGTGGGCGCGCGGAATACCGGATGGAAGGCATGACAGCCGAAGGCGCGATACGGTGCGTGTGCATGGGTTGTGGCACGGCCGCAGAAATGACTCTGAAGCATGGAGACGCTAAATGACGACAATCGCTAATTTCACGGTCGAGGGGCCGGTCGGATCGGGCAGTGCCGGGGGCAACCCGATACTGTTCGGCGGGCTCGACGGCAGCGGTAACACGGTCGCGTTGCAGGTTGACGGGAGCGGTGGGTTTACAATCGGTACCGGCGTGTCGAACGCTTTGGTGACGCTGCTCGCCGCTACAACCATCACGGCACCGGGTACCGTCAACAACACAGCCGTAACTTCTCTCGGTAAGTACAAGCAGGTCCAAGTTCTCCTGAACGTGACTGCCGCCGCGAACGCTGTTGACGACACGATGGACGTCTATATTGACTCCTCATTCGACGGTACGACATGGTTCAACGTCGTTCACTTCCCGCAGATCCTCGGGAACGGCGGGGCCAAGAAGTATATGGCGACACTCGACCCGGCCGGTGCGGCGGGTACCGCCTGTATCAACATTACGAGCGATGCGGCGGTTAACACGGTTCGCCCGTCCATGTTTGGCGACCGCCTACGTGTCCGCACAGTCAACGTCGACGGAGCAGTACCGGGAGCGGAATCGTTCGACCTCTCAGTTACCGCGTTCGCAAAGGCGTAAGGAGCCACCATGTACCAAGGTGTTTATCAGGGCGACGAGACGTTTAGCCAGATCCTCCAGATACTCGGGGCCGGCGCGCACGATACGTCGACCACGGTCACGGCGGCTGACCTAGCAGCGGTCCATAAGGCAGCAACGACTGAGAACGGTTTTATCCACGTTGTAAAGGTCGCACTCGCAGCGGTCGCCACGGCTGGTGGGTGCTTCTCGTGGCCCAATCCTGAAACCGGTAGCATCATTATTCACCGTGTCATAGTCGACGTGACGACCATTTCGACAGGTGCCGCAACTCTCGACATCGGTACGACATCGACCAACGCGACTACATTATCAGACAATATGCTCGATGGGCTGGATGTGCATTAAGGTACCGGGTGCTTCGACGGCAGTTACGCGTCGTTGCTAGACGGCGGTGTCGCCAATGGAACGAATGGTCGAGGGTCACAGAAACTTGCAACAGGGAAGTGGCTGACAGGTTCGTCGGTAGGCGGTTCCGCGCTGACCGGTCTCGTCGGCAACGTGTACATTTACTACACGGTCGCCTAAAGGGAGTAAATACTTGACTAGAGGCGCGATAAAGGTCCGAATAGCGCAGTTGCTCGGCCTGTCGATCGGAGATAGCGCGTACGGCGATCCGTTCGCCACGGACAGCGCCTTGAACCGCGTCACGGACGAGTTCGCGGGTCCGGGGATGGATTGCTACTGGACCAGCGAAACCGGCGACGTGACGACCGACCAGGCCGAGTACTGCGCACCGACCATGTACAAACTCAAGGGCGCGTACTGGCTCGACTCGTCGAGCAACTGGCAACCGCTCTACCCGTCGACGCCGCAAAAGATGGACCTGACCGTTTCGAATTGGCGCAACAACCCGTCAAATTCCACGTTGCAGTACATCGTCTTTGAGGGTGCGAATCGGTTCCTGCTTTATCCGACGCCGAACTTCACGACATCGAGCGGCCTGAAGTTCGAGGGCTACGCGCAGACGAACGTATCGGGCATCTCGACATGGGCGGCGGATGCGACGGAATGCCCGCTGCCGACGTGGTGCCACGAGGCCATCGTCTACGGCGCGGCTATCGACATGGCGAACCAGATGCTCACGAGCGACGACGACCGCGAGGTGCAGAAGGCGATTCGCGTGTTGCCGGTCCTCGAAGGCCGGTACCGCCGATTGCGCGGTTCGGCCGAAAGCGCCGCTGCGACGTTCTACCAGGACGTTGTGCGCGCGTCCCTGTCGCCTGCGTGGGCGTACTGGAGTTATTAAATGGCCCTGCAACTCCTTGACCTTGAAAAGTCGCTTTTAAACCTGCTCGGGGAGTCCTACGACACCACGGCCCTCGACCTCCGCGCGGGCGCAGCGGGTGGTGCGACGATTGCGGGTATTACGACGTCGGGCTCGACCGCATCGACGGCTAAGGCGTTGCTGAATGAGGCGGCGGCGGAACTGGCGCGTACGTGCTACCCAGTGCCGGAAACCGGTACCTATACGTGGCTAGCGGGCGAGCGTACGCATCTCATCAGCGACTTCACGCCGACGACCACCGGAAACGTGCTCTGGACCGTGAGAGGCGTCAAGTACGGCAGTCAGACCGTTGGCCTGCGCTACTGTGACCGCTCGGCGCTTGAGCGGAGCGACCCCGACTGGATGGTGACGGCCAATGCCGCGCCGACCTACTGGTACCGTGATGGCGAAATGAGCATCGGCCTCTACGCGAAGCCGACGACATCGAGCGCGACGGTGACCATCGACGGGTACGCCGTGCCAAAACCGCTCGCGGCAGCGACCGATACGCTCGCCTGGATACCGGACGACCTGACGCATCTGCTCGTTTGGTACGCGGCGGCGAAGGTGGCGCAGAAGAACCTCGAAGACGAGTCGCTGGCGATGCGTGCGCCCGTGTGGCAGGGGCTTTACGACCAGGGGAGGATGGACCTGTGGAACAAGATCGACCTTCGCATCCGCAAGGCGCACTTCCCGACTCCGCCGATGAGTGGAGGTAAATGATGGGCGATATTACGATATCTCAAATGGAAGTGTTATCGCCGTTTACTTCTTTGGTGGAACGGATTATTAAATGGCACACCGTTGAGGCTGGCAAAAAGTATACAGGGCAGTCTAAGCAGCCAGTTATTGTTTTGAAGTGTGAAATTGAGAACGGTTACGGGCAGATGGGAGAATGCCCGTGCACATTCGACCGTGGGCATGACGGACCACACTCCTGGCAAACCGTAACATTAAAAGTGAGGTGATGCCTTATAACCTTCGTAAAGCGCCCAAATGAAGGCTTAACATGACCGCGCCCTAGCCGTTCGTCTCGGTTAGGGCGCTTTGATTCTCTTAACCTCACATTGGTATTCCGTCAGCGCTAAACAGATTTCGAAAAAGCCGCTTTGTGTTGCCATTGCAACCTTATTCCACGAAGGGGTGCCACCAGTACGTGCGTGGTATTCCCGAATGAACTCGGCCGGCGATGGCAGCACCGGGCAGCTAGCTATATCTGACCACGAGTTATTCATATCCAGATTTTACCCCTCACATGCCGCAAATCCCTAACAGTTTCACGATGCAGCGCCGGTTCGCGGGCCTCGACGTTTTCTCGGCAGCGGCCGAGATCAGCGAGTACGACCTTGCCGAGACGACGAACATGTTCCCCTATGGCGGGTACATGTATACCCGTCTCGGCAAGGTGTCGTGTTTCGTTGCGGCACCATCCTCCAACCCCTCCTATCAACTCGCCACCTTCCTGCGAAGCGACGGCACGACATCTATCGTATTCGTCAACAACGGCAAGTTGTACCACACTGTTCCCGGCCCGATTCCGATGACCTACGCCGAGATTCAAATCGGGGGTTCCGTTTCCTTCTCCCTCGTCTCAGCGAACGCCCGCGCCGCCCATATCGGCAAGTACCTGTATATCGTCGACGGCGTGGTGAGCCTGTACCGGGTCAACATCAACAGCGACAACACGTACACGGCCGTTGCGGTGACCGCGCTCTCGCCGCCGTCGGTCCCGTCGTCGCCCGCGCTCACGTACACGACCATCGACGCGTTCACGTCGACAACAGGATGGAGTGCCGACTATATCGCAGGCACCGTCGCGGCGAAGACCATTACGGGCGTCACAAACGCTACTCCCATGGTCGTGACATCGGCCTCGCACGGGTATTCCGCGAACGACGTAGTCAACATATCGGGCGTTGTCGGCACCACGGCCGCAAACGGGACATGGTTGGTGGGGACCGTGGCGACGAACACGTTCCAACTGCTCTACATGGACGGGTCGAACTCGACAGGCAACGCCGGGTACACGTCGGGCGGCTCGGCGGTACGGCTCGGCACCACGACGAACCTGTCGGCGGTTGGCGCGACGAACCTCTTGCCTCAGCAGGGGCAGTATCTCTCGTGGTCGAGCGTCGGCAGCGCAGGCGGCGGCTGGACGCCCGTCACTGGCCCGCTGGACACGCCTCGCGGGTCGTTCGACACGACGGCCACGATGCCCGGTTCGCCGTCCGACTTCGACCCCGGCGTCAAGTATATCCAGATGGATAACCCGCCGTCTTCGTTCCGGCTGACGACGGCTGTTCCGAACGTGCAGTTGGTTAACGACAAGAGCCGGTACGCGACTCATTTCCTCGTGCAGTTGACCATGATTGCGTCGACGACCGACGACTCGATCGACGTCGCAGTCAGCGCCTATTCCGACACGGCCGGAACGAACCTGCTATCGGTGCGCACGGTCAACCTCGCGACCACGTCGATAGGCTACCACCTCGTCACGCTGGCGAACGTCGTAGCGTTTGGCGACGTCGACACGGCGATACGCTCGCTTGGCGTCAGTTACACAGCAGGGGCAAAGAACCACCCTGGCGATAATGGCCCGTGGATCTCGCGGCTTGCCCTGTACCCGATCGTCGGCAACGGCAACACCGCAACACCGGGGGCCGTGGCGTTCGCGTCGGCGTCCACCGGGCACGTGTCGGTCGACGCCCGCCTGTTGACCCCGCTCAACATCGCGCCCATGGTGTCGACGGCACAGGTCGGCGGCATGCGGCTGTCAAAGGACTTCATCGCAGTTGGCGCGACGGCGAAGACGATCACCGGCGCGGCCGATTCGGGCGGTGTCCTTCAGGTCACGAGCGCCAGCCACGGGTACAGCAACGGCGACTTAATTATCATTCATGACGTACTCGGCAACACGGCCGCAAACGGCGTATTCTACGTTGGCGGCGTGGCTACCAACACGTTCAAACTTTACACGGATTCGGGCCTGACGACCGGCGTCACGACGAACGCCACCTACATCAGCGGCGGGACCGCTATCAAGGCGCTTGCTACCTCGTTCGCGTCCTACTCACACACAGCAATCGTCGTCAACCCCATCAGCACGATAACGGGGCTTCGGTTCCGGCTTGGGCTGACGAACTCCACCGGTACCGCCTTCACCAACGAGGCGGTAGTACAGGCCGACGGCGTGACGTACGCAATCGACGTATCATCGCTGACTAGCGCCCAGTTGACGGGCATCGCGCAGGTGTCCATTGTCTTCATCTCGGATATCGCCATCGGTAGCGACGGTGCCGCATTGTTCGCGCTCGGCCCGTTCACCAGTGCGGGCAACCTCACCATTGGCGATGTCGACTATGTCATCGTGGCTGCCGAAGCGCAGGATACGTCGGTGGACACGGCGGGCGCGTCGACGGGCATAACGACCGACGGCGTCGTTCTCAGCGACCCGTCACCGCCTACGACGCCGGTGTTGACACCCACTGTGACGGCGGCTCAGTACCAGTTGTCGGCGGCAGCGTGGACGAACGCGTCCGCGAACTACGTTTACTTCTTCCGGTTCGGCGGCGTGCTGCCGACCGGCAATACACCGTTCACCGACTTTGCGCTCGTGGCGAAGTGCCCGCGCTGGACAGGCGGCACGCATGGGGCGACCGGGTGGACATGGAACGGTACCGATACGTGGACGTCGACCGACGGTTACTGCACTTGGAACCCGACCACGCGCGTCTTCACGGATAACACGCCTGACCTTGCGCTGATTGGTGCGGACGTCCTCGTACGTGGGCGTACAGCGCCGCCTACGGGCGCGACGGCCGTCTGTGGCTACAACAACCGGGTAGGGCTGGCGAAAGACTCCACGTTCTACCTGTCGAACCTGCTAACGACGGACGCGGCGGCAGGGCTGTATTTCCCGGCGACGGTCGACCCGACGGACCCGAACGCGGTCATCAAGGGCGCACAGATCCCCGTCTTTTCCAACAGCGGCGACAAAATACAGAACGTGGTCGCGACCGACCAGTACGTCGCCATATTCAAGAGCAAGTCGGTTAACATCCTGACCGGTACCGACCCGGTGAGCGGGTTCCAGTTGTCTACGCATCTCCGGGATGCTGGAATTGGGTTGACCGCACCTCGCGGGTACGCGCTCTATCAGGACCACATCGTATTTCAGGGGCCGAATGCGGTCTACGAGTATATCGGTGCCGAACGTGCCGACAAGATGTCGACGAAGATCGAGCCGTTGATTGCGCCGGGGCTGACGGGCGGAACGGCAATAGGTGCCACGTACTACGCGGGCGGCTCCATGCGGTTCGCGCAGCAGCGCCTCTGGTGGTTCATGCCGACGTCAGGCGACACCGCGAACACGGTCGCCTACGTCTACGACACGCACCGGTACACGCCTCAGGAGCCGGCACTCGGCTGGACCAAGTACACGAACTTCACGGTCACCGGGGCGGCGTCCCTGTCGGGCGGCAACGACACAGACGACCTGTATTTCCTCGGCAACGCCGGGAACATGTTCAAGTACCAGGGCAACTACGACGTCAACTCGATAACGGCCGTCACCGCCGCAACGAACGCGACGCCGATTGTCATCACGTCGGCGTCGCACGGACTGTCGTCGGGCGACCGCGTGTACGTCAGCGGTGTCGGGGGCAATACGGCGGCGAATGGTACGTTCTACGCGACAGTGTCGGACTCGTCGCACTTCAGTCTCTACAGCGACAGTGCCCGCACCGTCGGCGTGGCCGGTAACGGCTCCTACACGAGCGGGGGCGCGTGCGGCAAGATGGTAGCGATAACGGCGACCCCAAAGTCGCGCGGTCTCATGCAGGACGGTTCCGATCGCAACGCAATGCGGACGAATCGACCTACGCGGGCCTATGCAGTGCTGACGACGACGGAGAGCGTCGACGTGACGATGACCGTGTCGGCGGTTGGCTACCCGTCCACGGTATCCAAGACATTCACGATTAGTGGAGAGAGCGCAGAGATACGGTGGAAGGTGCCGAGCGAGTTGCGCGGTAACGCGGTACAGGTGGCGCTGTCGTGGTCGGCCTATTCACAGGTAAAGTTGCAATCGCTAGGCGTCGAAGGCGCGGAAGGCGCGATAAGGGGCGGTAATGGGTAAGGAAATCTACAAGCCCGGTGACAACGCGATTGACCGGGCCAACGCAATTCGCCGCAACATGACGGCCGCGACGGCGGGGCAGAAGACCGTTGTCACGACCACGGGCGGCAAGGTCAACAATGCCGCCACGTCACAGGTCAGTACGCCTGTTGTGGTGCCGGTGTCGAGCAATGTAGCACTGAGCGGGAATCCCCCTCCCGACGTGACCGGAACGTCTACCTCGGCGTCGGGCGGGTCGAATCAGGCGGCACGGGCCGACCACTCGCACGCGCTCGGGGTCGTACCGACATCGAAAGGTGGATTCGGGTCAAGCCAAGCGTCCGCTGCGCAGGGGGATATCTATTATATCAGCGCTACAGGGGTAATATCGCGACTCGCAAAATCGACTACCGCCACGCATGTATTGCTCAACACCGGCACGAGTAATAACCCGCAGTGGGGGCAAGTCCCATTAGCGAGCGGGGTATCAGGCAACCTCCCTGTCGCAAACCTGAACTCCGGTACAGGTGCGACGGCCTCAACCTTTTGGAGTGGTGCGGGTACATGGGCATCGGTAAGCGGAACAACAACAAGCGGCTTCGCTACATGGGATAGTTCTACGACCTACACGGCCAGTCAGTCTATCGTTTTCGGGAGCGACGGCAACCTTTATCGGGCGTTGACGTCGACACAAAACCATGATCCTACTTCTGATAGCGGCACCAACTGGGAACTCTGGTACCTCCGGGTTTCGATTACGCTCAACTGCGGAAGCGGGCAGCGGTTCGCGGGGACGGCCGGGACTGATCCTGCTGGTATCCAGCAGGCTATCAACTTTGTTAAAAACGCTGTCGGTGCGGCTTCACCGTCGACGGCTACAATCGTCATACAGGTGGCCAACAACGGGACGATCACGATCAACACCGGAGCGTCGACAACATCGTGGACGTCGACGAGTCAATTGTCGGTAGGTACCACTCTGCTTTACTCAAGCGGCACGGCAGGCAATAGCGGAAAATCGTGCCGTGTTACGGTGGTGACCGGTCCTGTGGCAGGCGTTTACACTTACACCTCTGACAACGGCGGGGGATCGACAGGGCTCTCGTCGACACCGGCAGCCGCCGACGTCTTCACAGTCGATTATGGCTATGGCACGACGGCGATCTCAATGCAAATGCCCAATATTGGGCCTAATGTGACTATTCAGGGCTCATCGTCTACGCTGACTGTTCCGCAGATCTATGCGACGTTGACGGATGGTGGTACCGGTGGCACGCTGACCGGAACGACATACTACATCGGCCTTACGTACACGTACTCAGCGGGAGGCGCTACGCAAGAGACGCAGATGGGGCCTATCATCTCGTTCGCGGCAACGTTGAACCACAAGATGAATATCGGTGGTATAACGCTGCCGACCGGTGCGACATCTCTTAATGTCTATATGAGCACGTCGCTTAACGGCGCGGCGTCTACGTTTCACGTTCAGGCGACGACAGGGACTATCGCGGGCGGCTTGGTCGTGAGCGCATTCGCTTCGGGATCCGCTTCACCGCCGACTGCGAATCCAGTTGCGGCAGCGTTCCCATGCGCGTTGTCTTGGGCTTCGACGCTGACCACAGCAGCGATCAACATAGCGAACACACCTGGGTTTACGTTCCAAAACTTCTACATGTACGGTAACTCGAACAGCAATTTCACATCATCGAGTGTCGCAGGATTCGGCCTCTACCAGTCGAATTGCAACAATTCCACGGTTACTAATGTTGTGGTGAGCAGCTTCCAAGGGTGCTTCATCGCGGACAATACGACCTATACGACAATGACGACTACGCAGGGCGACAATGCAGCGTCAGCGAATAACGGTGCCGCGTTCCACGCACAGAACCGATCATTCATTAACGGCCAGAACCAGCAGTGCCTAAATTGCTCCAACTTCGGCTTCCTAACGCGGAACTTTTCAATGATATCGAACACTGGAGCAAACAACTCCGCAACCATTATGGCGGCAACCTTTAATTGTGGCACGGGTTATGTTGCATCGTTCATGTCAGCGATTAGGACTAATATACCAATTACAAACGGTTCTCAGAATTGGAAGGCGACAACTGCCTACAGCCCCGCGTTGAATACGGCCGGAGCTAACAATTCATGGATCAACCAAACGTAAAACGGAGACGGAAATGATTACCACAGCAGGATTCGGGTTCACACAAATAGCCGTGTCTTGTGCGCAGCAAACGGTCAACCCAATAACTGGCGCGGTCTACACTTGCCCTTGGGCGGGGCAGGTTAATCCGTTTGACAGCGTGGTTATGCAGACAGTTTTGAACGGCACACCCACAGGGGTAACCGTATCAGTTGTATGCCCAGGCTGTAACCAGCCGATTACGAACAAGCCGGCTCTTACGTTTTCCTTGGCTCAGATTCAAGCTTTGCATTCACAAGGGAAGCTTTGCCCGCAGGCTTACACGCCAGTGATGCGTGCAACCCTGTCTGGTCAGATTTTTTTGAATGGCGCGACCCCATAACTTTTCGTAGCCGACGGCTCGGGAGGTCGACTAGATGGAAGACTGTAGCGGACGACACGATCACAAATATTAAAGCCGTGTACGCGCTCATAGGGAACCCAATGGCATTTAGCAACCATAACACTGGCATGTGGACTAAATAAACGGGATAGCTAATATCGCCGCACCATTGAGCAGTTTTTGCTACTCTGCCAGAAAAACTGAATGTCGGCCAACGCTTACAGGCATGGTACAGGCAAAACCCGGCGAGCCACGCCCATGAAACCATCGGGATAGCACTTAACGTTGCATTTCCACCAATAGACCATGTGGTAGACGGCCAACCAGTCCAGTGAAACATTGCGAAGGACCCAACCATTAAAGTCACAATGATGATACGGCTACGAGCAAGTAGAGGGGTGAGAGCATACCAAAGCACCTCAACTCCAAGTGACCATATCGGCCCGTCCGTGTCAACGTGTCCGCTCAAGCTAAACGTAAAAGCCGCTAGCAAAGTAGACCAAAACTTAGCATGAGTTACGGTCGAGCCGCCGTATGCTTGCGAAATATCAAATGAGAACAAGTAGGGAACCAACGCAACTGCCACGCATGCGCCGTAGACTGGAAGGATGCGCCAACATCGGCGGGCATAATATCCGTCAGGGTTTTTCGTGTGGCTATGCGCGATTGAAAATCCGCTTATTGCAAGGAACCATAGAACGGCATATGATCCGTTAAGGGACGACAGAAAGCGCAACGTACCTACGGGTATCGCATAAAAGAATGCCATGTGGCCGACCATAACAACGGATGCAAGGCAAAGCCGCATTACGGCAAGGATTGACCAAACGACTTGTGGCGGATCGTTATTCGTGTTCGCCTTCATGGTGAGATTCATTATACGGTAAGACCACTGAACCCGTCAATTGGTTGCATAAATGCCAGATCCAACCGTCACTCCAGATATATATTCCGATGCCGCATCCTACTTCAATAACGGCGCGAACTACTCTGCGGGCACGTACCGAATCACGTATCAGTCTGGCGCGTACAAGATCAACACGAACTCCCCGAATTGGGGGGTTCAATATGACGACAACGATGTCCAGATTGGTAACTTGCATGGTTTCTACATTACGGATGGTGCTGGCAATGTAGTCTTCGGTCCCGGCAACCGAACAGGCTATCGAACTCAGGCATTAGCAGAAGCAGGGAATAGTGGCCTTTATGTCGACTACCAGCACGTCGGCGGCAAGATTGGACTGTATTTAAACGATGGCAGATACGACGACAACGTAAATGGCACGACGAATCCGACGTTCAGCCTGTCAGCCCTACCCGTCATCACATTCACCGCAACGCCCACTAATGGCCCGTGCGGGGTCTACACACTCGCGTGGTCGGTCGGTCCTGACTCGACACTGATTACGTCTGTGTCTATCGACCAAGGCATCGGCAGTGTGGCCGCGTCGGGGTCGACGTCGGTTACAGTCCTCTCAGGGTCGCAAACGTGGACTTTGACCGCCACGTCAACAGCCGGAACGGTTACCGCGCAGGTGACTGTTTCTAAGGCGACACACACTGGTGGGTCTGGCTCCGATAAGGTTACACCCTCGATTACTTCCCTTGCAGCGTCATTATTCAGCAGCGGCGACAACCTTCCTGCGGGTCGTTACTATGTTGAGTACGTTCAAGGTGCGTTGCGAGGCGGGGTTGACCCTGCCGTTTTTCTTTGGAGTGTTAACTTTCGCGACTCGATATTTGCACCGCCACAATCCGGCTACCATATCACAGATGGCCCAACAGATGGTTCAGGTAATGACGTATATACCACTAATCCCGGCCCTATCGGTAGTCCAAATCCTGGCGCGTGGGGTTACGTAGACCAGGCGACTTGCGAGGCTGCTAACACCGGATATTCGACACCTTACTGCCATGTAGGCGGCAAGCCAATTGGGGTCTACTATTACGATATTTCCTATATTGACAATACCGCAGGTAGCCCGAACCCTACATGGCGACTCGTCGGCCCGTCGCCGTCGGCCTCGCTCGGCGCGTCGTCGACTTCGGTCGTGCGCGGGGCGTCGGTCACGCTCTCGTGGAGCGCGATAGGCACGTCGGCGTCGATTGACAACGGCGTCGGCTCACTGTTCAGCACCGCATCGAACACGAGCGGCACCGCGACCGTCAACCCGACATCGACCACCACGTACACGTTGACCGCATCCGCAGACGGCTTCACGGACGCCACGGCCAGCGTCACCGTCACGGTCCTGCCGCCCACCGTCGACAGCTTCACGGCCACGCCGTCAACGGTCTGTATCGGCTCCTCGTCGACGCTCACCTGGACGACGACCGGGGCGGCGTCGGTCAGCATCGACAACGGCATCGGGTCGGTCAGTACAAGTGGGTCGACCTCGGTATCACCGTCGACGACTACGACGTACACGATTACCGCCACGAACACGAGCGGGACCGCCACGGCGACAATGACGGTTACGGTAAACGCTCTTGCGCCGACGCCGACATTTTCGCTAACGGCAAAAGGCACGCGCATAATCGTCGGATGGACAGTGCCGACCGGCTCCTACGGAACCGTGACTGTCAACATCTACCGGGGCACGACAGCCGGGAGCGAGACACTGCTCGTATCCGGCCTCGCTGTGGCGACCGGTTCGTACACGAACTCGGGACTGATGAGCGGCACGCAGTATTTTTACAGGGTGTCGTTCACCAACGACTGCGGCGAGGGCACGCTTGCGGCAGAACAGAGTGCGACGGCGACGTGCTGTCAAGGCGAGTGGACGCCATCGACCGCGCCGACGAACACGTTTACACCGTCTCCTGTGCCAGCGTCGACTGCTTCGGCGCCCTCCGTACCCGCTTCGACGTTTCGGGCGTCGACGCCGCCTACGACTACGTGGACGGCGAGTACACCGCCTGACGACACTTACGTTCCCGAAGACTGCCCTGGATAGAGGAGTCTGCGCAACCGTTGTCGAATCCGCGTGTCCATAAAGTAAATGGATGCACGAGACAAACAATTTATATGGCGCAAGTATAGGGCGATGGTATTCCTTGCGATAGCCACCGTCGCGGGCTTCGTCGCTCACATGTCAGAGACAGCAGCAGGCTACGTTATACTGGCGCTTTATCTATTGGTTTTAGCCGATAATGTTTCTGACAGAGAACCCGACCGCAGGATCTCAATGGCGCACTGTGCGGGCGAGGCACTGGTTACATTCGTTCCCGCCGTCCTGTTCGGCGTCCTAGTCGGGATGTTCTTGGCGCATATGATTCTAGGCTCGCCAATTCCAGACGGCGAGCCAGGTGCTTGCTCGTATACCGCGCACTGCTTGTAAACGGCAATCACAACCCTTTTTCGATCACAAGACGCACCGCTTCGGCGGGGGCGTCTTTTTCTTTGACACAGCGAGGCAATCATGAGCGATTACGGCGCATCCGGCGAGAAGAATACCGGCCTAAATTATTACGGCCAAGCCGGTTCCGACTACAACACTCTCGGGAATGTCGGCAACCAAAACTTTTCCTACTACGGACAGGACAACAGCGCCTACCGCAACGCCGAACAGGGCGTTGCGAGTCAACTCCTGCGCAACCCGACGTCTCAGGACCGCGCTCAGTACCTCGCGGGTGCCAACGGCGGGGCTATGGACGCGTACCTTCGCGCGAAGGCACGTGCCACGCAGGACGCGGCGAACCGTGGACTCGACACGGCGAATAGCCAGGGTTCGGAGTCGTCGGTACTCGGCGGCACGCTCGGCGCACTCGACAACGGACTGGCGTCGACGCAGGCGGGTAACGCGTCGAACTACTACAACGAGTACCAGTCGCCCAATGCCCTGCTTCGTCGACAGCAGGCGGCGGCGGGTATCTACGGCGACCTCGCGAACACGGAGTACGGGCGAGGCTTCCAGGGCGTCAGCGCGGCCGCACAGGGTCGCATGGGCCTTGGCGGGGCGTACCTGTCGCAGTCGGCACGTGACTACGCGCGATCGGACGCCAACAACCCGTGGAAGTCTATCGCGGGCCTCGCCGGTACCGCCGCGTCGATCTATGGTATGACACGCGGCGGTGGCGGGCAACCTGCGCAGGCTGGCGGCAGTAGCTACGGAGGCGACCCTGACGCGTTCATGAACACGTACCAGGGGCAGTACGGCGGTTACGGTAATACCAATCCGCTCATGGGTGGCTACGACGCGACGGGTGCGCCGGTAGCGAATATGTTTGGCGGTTCAGAGTCCGTCGACTGGCGTGACCCGTTCCAGAACTCGGTCGGTGGCTACACGCCGTACTACGGTGGCGGGCAGGGGGCTTCCTAATGGACCAGAATCTTCAAACCGGCGGCATCGCCGACGTACTGAATAGTCTCGGGCAGGGCTACCTACAGGGGCAGCAAACGCTGATTTCACGCCGCGCTGCCGCCGCCAACTTGTTGAGGCAGCAAGCGCTGTTGAACCTCCAACAGCAGAAGGACCTGGAGAGCCAGCGACACAACAGTGCACAGGAGAGTTACTGGGACGGGATCATCAAAGACAGGGATGCTCGAACCGGCAACCAAGGCGATAACGAACTATCGACACGGTTAAACTCACTCGACTTTCAGATGGGGAAAGGGCTTTTGACACCTGACGCCTATTACCGAGCACGAGCGGTAACGCTGCGCACGTTTGGCAAAAATCCGTCCGATCCATCGTTCGCTATTCCCTCTCAGTATTATGACACGCCGCCGACCGGAGCGGACGGGAACCCGGTAGCGCCCGCGCCGATCGACCCGAACCCGTTGCTTGGACCAACCACGCTTGCGAACAACAAAAAGACGACCTCGGCAGCGGGCTTGAGCGATGCGCGGGCGTCGAGTCTTGGGGTGAAAACAGTCGAGGGACTGCTTAAGAACGCGAGCCTACGGCCCGACGCCGCCAGTCAGGCGCAGTATCTTCAGGGCGTCTACGCGGGCGACCCGACCGCGCCACAGATACCAATCCCCGGCGTCACTCCGATCGGCCAGCAGCAGGACGCGATTGCGGGGCCGGTCAGCCGAGCGCAGATGCTCGCGGGGTTGCGTGGCCTGCCGTTGACGTCGGACCCGTCGACGATCGGGCAGAGCACGGTACCGCCGATATCGCCGGTACTCGCGGGCGCATACACGCCGGATATTAAGACGGCGGCGGATGTGTCGCGGCTCGGGAGTGTGACGAAGGTCAACGAGGCTCGTTTACCCATCCTCGCCACAATACCGGACCTGAACCGTGCGAGGATTAAACTTGACACCAACCTCGCGGCCCTCGCCGCGCCGGGTGGTCCAAGAGCAAAGTTAATGGGTGCACAGGCGCAGAGTGCCACGTCGAACGCGCTCCTGCACGATCTCGTGCGGCAGTACTTGCCGCAAATGGACGAGGCCAAAATCAACTCCATGAACGTTGGCCCGGTCCTCCGCGCTCTCGGGGTCGACTCGACCATCAGCGCCAAGAAGCAAGCCAACCTCAAGGAACTGTCGAAACTCGGGTTCATCCTCAATTCGCCGCGCGACCCGAAGACACACGCGGTGACGATAACGACCGGTAAGGACGCGAACGGGAACCCGATTACACAGACGTACACGCCAGAGCAGTTGCGGGGCTTCGCTGACGAACAACTGAGCTTGCAGCAGGGCAACGCACAGATAGACAAGCAGTTGAATGCCATTCGTGGCATGGGCGGGTTGGCAGCAGGGCAAGCCCCGTCAGTTGGCACCCAAAGCGACCACAAGCCAGTACCGGGGGCACCGGGCCTAACCGTGGACAGTAACGGTGTCTTTTATAAGAATGGGGTCGCAGTCCGAAGGGCAAAGTAATGGCTGATCTCACACCGCAAGAGATTGCGGCGATGGACAATTACGCAAAAGCACAGGGAAAGACGGTTGCCGACTTGCCGACGCCTACTACCGCGCCAGCGTCGGCCGGTAGCGACGTCACGTCTGCCGAAAGCGCGGCCATGGCGCGGTATGCAGCGTCGCAGGGGAAGACCGTGGCGGAACTACCGACCACGCCGTCGACGGGCACGTCTCCCATCGTAAGCTACATTCAGCAGCGTAGCGGGCAACTAGCGCCTGACAAGCGATGGGATTGTGGTAAGGGTATTGAGTGCATGCTCGGCATGCCAATGGGCGGTGGTGGTATTCAGTCGCTCCGGCAAGACAAAAACAACCTCGTGCAGCCTGATGCCAACGGCCGCGTACCTGACGGTACCGGCGTTTGGTTCGGTGGCGATTCGAGCGGACAAAAACACTACGTTATAGCCTATACCGATCCTAAGGACGGTATCCAGAAGGCGGCAGAAGTTAGATGGAACGGCCCTGGCACTCCGTACCACTTCGACACGACCCGTTCACTTGCCAGTATCGCTAACGAGAGCGATCATCGCGGCAAACCGATCGTCTATTTCAAACTGCCGTCCACGGGTGTAAACGCGGGTGGCAGGCAGGCACCGCCCGTGACCCCGTCCACGGGTCGCAATGTCCCGATGACGCCGATTATCCCGCCGCCCGCGCCGGGTCAGATCCCCGTCGGTATGGCTACGTCTCAGGTCGGCTGGTTCCTGCGTGACTACAAAGGGCCGATGACGCCTAACCTCTTGAAGTATCTCAAGTCGTATGCCTCGGCCGACAGCCTGATTCCGCCGTTGAATGCAGGTTTAAGCGCTGTTACTAAACTCGCAAATGCAGGCGGCTCACGGTCGACCATAGCGCCCTTGCCGCCGCCCGATCAATCGTCGCTCACGGACGACATCAGGCGCTTCTCGGCCGTCAACCCGGCGAATGCAAAGCCGTCCCGCCAGATGGTCAACGGCATAAGTATGGTGACGTTCTACAAGGCGAATGGTCAGCCGATGGCCCCGATC